AATCGCTTCGCGGAATTTCTGCCCGTTCTCGCGGTTTAATCCGCCCTGCTCCACAAACCACTGGTAGCCGTCGTCGGCTAGCATTTGCGTCCAGAGATAGGCGTAATAACCCGCTGCGTAACCGCCGCCGAAAATATGGGCAAAGCATACTATTCAAATGCGGTTTTTATCCATACTAAACAGGGTGTTAACTTATAATCGGGGTATCGATTTTCACCTTTTTGAGCCTCAATGCAAATCCATGTTATTCAGTAAGTTGCGTATGGTTTTGGGGAAGAATCAATCTTGAAAACGCGTTATTACTCCCTAAATCGCTGCAATTTCGTACAAATATCTGCAAAAACTTTGCGTAGCTCTTTCCAGAAATCACACTCGGTGCTTTACTGGCTCCGGCCATGCGTGCAATATCGTCACCGATCCGATTGTAGGATTTAAGGTGCGCACCCTTTTTCAACGAACGAATAGCAGATCGGAGAATCTCGTCGTATAGCGAGGTGATAACATTTCCCTTTTCATTTGCCACTGCTGCTGTATTCCCTGCCCCGCAAAAAACAATGTGCCCTTTCCCCCTTTGGCGTTCAGGTGATCCAGTATCTCCATGAGTTGTTCGCTGTTTCGCCGTGGCGCCGCGTCGTCGAACAGGTTTAGCTGCGCAACGCCCTGGCTGAAGAAGTCCCCAAGCATCACTCCCGCTTTCTGATAGCGGTGGCCATCACGCCAGATATTATCCAGGCAGCGTACAGCGGCACTGATAATGTCCCTGCTATCTTGAGTTGGCGTCAGCAGCTTCACGGATACGCTATTTCCGTAATACGGCTCATTGATTGCGAAGGGAGAGGTTTTCACAAATGCGGAGATATAGCGACAGTACTGGTGCTCACCGCGCAGCTTCTCCGCCGCGCGTGCCGCATGACTACATATGGCCTGGTGCATATGCTCATATTCTATGACGCGTTCGCCGAATGAGCGCGAGCAGACTATTTCCTGTTTGGCCGGCGCGTACTCCTCAAGTTCGAGACAAGGTTCGCCACGCAGCTCACGCACGGTTCGCTCCAGTACCACATTGAAATGCTTCCGGATAATCCAGGTGCTCTGCTCTGAGAGATCGAGAGCGGTTTTGATACCCATGGCATTCAGTTTTTTACTGATTCGGCGCCCTACGCCCCAGACATCCTCTACGGGGACGAGAGCCATTAACCGGCGCTGGCGATCGACATTTGATAAATCGACCACCCCGCCCGTTTGCCGCTGCCACTTTTTTGCAGCGTGGTTTGCCAGCTTCGCCAGGGTTTTTGTTTGCGCTATTCCCACACCCACGGTGAGATGAGTATCCCGCAAAACCGTGGCACGCATCTCCCTGCCAAAATCCTCCAGGTTCCGGCAGTTACGAACCCCGGTCAGGTCACAAAAAGCCTCGTCGATGCTATAAATTTCGACGCGAGGGCTCATGACCTCCAAAGTGGTCATCACCCGGTGCGACATGTCAGCGTACAGCTCGTAATTACTGGAGAACGTGGCCACGTTGTATCGACGAAATAATTCGCGCTGTTTGAAGAACGGCTCACCCATACTTATGCCGATCTGTTTCGCCTCGGCGCTTCTGGCTATAACGCACCCGTCGTTATTCGAGAGAACAACGACGGGCCGCCCCTTTAAATCGGGTCTGAACACCGTTTCGCATGACGCGTAAAAGCTGTTCACATCACAAAGCGCAAACATATCAACTGGCCGCTTTAACGATGAATGTCACTACACCGAAAATATCGAGCGTATCTTCACTTTCTACTAGGATCGGTGAGTAAGCGCTGTTCATGGGGTTTAGTTGAACAGTTGGACGAAGCTGAAGGCGTTTGACGGTAAACTCACCCCCGATCGCGGCGATGACTATATCACCATGTTCCGCAACCCTGGAGCTGTCCACGACCAGCAGGTCGCCATCGCTGATGCCTGCTTCAATCATTGAATCGCCCGCTGCTTTAACAAAATATGTGGCGCTTGGGTGCTGGATTAGCAGTTCGTTCAAATCGATGCGCTGCTCGATATAGTCTGCAGCTGGGGAAGGAAAGCCACACTGAACAAGGCTCCCATAAAGCGGTAACGCGACAATGCCGCGTAACTCTACTGGTGTGTAAAATTCCATGAAAGATCACTCCTGTTTATACTGTTTTTATATACAGTAGTTTTTAACAGGGAGTAGATCAATGCGAAGCCGCCTATCAATAATTACGACTGCATATATTTTTGAAGAAAAAAGCTTCTGTTTTAATGGATAGCCTTATAGCGAACAGGACCATTTTTAAGCCTTCAGCTCGGCGACTTCGGCTTTGAGTCCTTCAATCTCTGCTTTAAGCGCCTGCACACACCCCACTAAATCCATCACCATTGGGTTAGTGTCTACCGTAGGACGGTCACGAGTGATTACCTCGCCTTCAGTCTCGATCACCTCTTCGTGATGCTTTATGTACTGCGGTGCGACCTCTTCCGCTTCTTCTGCGATAAAACCGAATCGAAGGCGCTCCTGAACGTCATCGTTATATACGAAGTTGACCAGATGGAGCCCCATCACCCGGTTTAATGCCTCAACAGGATCGGCGGGAGCTATTCCATGTTTAAATTGCCTCCCGGACGTTCCTTGCACCGCACTGACTGCCCAACTGGTCCAGACCCCGTTACCCTGCCCACCGCGGTAACTTAATGTCCCGTTGCTTGAGATTTGGATTTGCCCCTTTGTTCCCGTCACGTATCTACTTAATACAAGAAGGGGGGCATATCGATCGCCAAAATTCATCCCTAAATCTCCGGCCCCAGAGTAGAAGCCGTTATTAGTAGCGTTATTTGCGTTCCGATTTCCGGGCTCTGGACTATCACCAAAGCCGAGCCCAAAATCCCCAACCGCAAGCATTTCTCCGCTGCTGCTGTATGCGTTCCGCGTAGCACTACTTCCTAAACCGAGGTTTTTGCGAGCGTCAGCATCAGTAATTGCACCCGTCCCACCCTGAGCAATGGATAATGCAGTAGTGAGCCCTTTCAGTTCGGTAATGTCACTGTTTGACCCCTTCCGGGCCAGCCCGCCAATAGCGGGGATGGTGACTGCTTTACCGTTTATGGTGACCGTGATGTTCTGGTTTGCTGAGGTAGTGGCGAACGTTTCCCAGCCGCCAATATTCTCGTCGTACTCGTTAATGAGCTGCGAAATGCTCTGTGCCAGGCCATCGACTGACAAGGCTTCTGTCACCAGAATGCCATACTTCTGGCCGCTGAGCGCGGGTGACGCAGCAGGTGTCACCGTTAACGACGTTGCACTGTTAATGGCGGTAATCTGGAACAGCTGAACGGGATTAGAAAGTACCACCAGGGTCTGGCCGAGACGAATCTGGCTGGCGGGAGCCGTCCAGTTTGTACCGGTGCCGGTGGCGGTATTTCCATTGATGGCAATTGTGCCGGTGTTATAAAGCATATTTTCTCCAGACAATAAAAAACCCGCCGAAGCGAGGTCAATTAACAAGACAAGCTATTCAGACGTACATATCGGGAAGAACGGGAAGGTTCAGCGGCGTTACCGTGTCATTACCAAAGATTGCATATCGCTCGCGCCCCAGATATTTACCACCCTGTACCGAAGCACTGCCGTTCTGTATTTTTATTCCAAACATTCGATACACATACATGCCATTTACTTCGTGAGCCATCAGCCCGAATCTGCCCAGCGGAACATACCCGTTGCCGATGCTCACGGCATTTTTCGAAGGTGTCCAGAGCTGATTAAGGTAGACGAAAGGCCGTCTTGTCGTTGAAAACGTGCAGACTCCTGCAGCATTGAAGATATTGAGGCCGGTGCCCGGCTGTGGTGCCACGCCACTGGCGAAGATGACAATGTCTATTGTGCCTGTCGTCGGAGCGTCATCATTGGTGGACGGAGGACTGAAGAATCTGACCGTGCTGCCATCGAAATCGACGGTGTTACCGCTATTGCAGCGGCCAAAGACAATATATTTGGACTTGTCATATCCCGCTATAGTGGGAATCGCCCAGCCCCCGGAGGGGACATTGACGGCCCCTTTCCAGATGCACTGTCCTGACTGCGTGGCATTGGTAATCGCCAGATAGTCGGTGCTGTCACCAATAAGTAGGCCTTCGCCTTTACGCTGGCCTGGCGGAAATATCTGCCAGATGCTTCCGGGGAACGTGTACGTACTTTCACGCTCACTTATGCTTGCATCCTTCATCGTGGAGTTCTGCGTCACACGGCCACCGGATATGTTGACCGAGTTCATTTTATGAAGCAGCCCTGAATCAAGGTAAGCTGTCGCATGCGGGATAAACAGCACCTGTGCCCCGGAAACATAACCGGCAATATCAGCGTACTTTGCTTTCTGGTAGCCACTGTCAAATTTGGCCCCAAACGACGGGCACCGCAGGCCCGCCGTTATCTCCATGCGCTTTCCGCCATCATTAAGCTCTATCAATAATCCTGTCGGCATTTTATGTCCACGTCCCAAGTACGATACGGCCACCACCGGGAATGTTGACGGTTACACCGTTGCCATTAATCACCGTTGTGTTGCCGGAGCCATTGAAAGAGAAATTACCGTTAGTCGCGTAAATCGAGCCTCGAACGGTCACGTTGTTGAATGTCGCATAGCCTGACTTGTTGATGTGCCAGCCAACGTTTCCGGTGCCGTCCCAGGTTGTCGACTGTATGTAGCTGCCGATTTTGGTATTGTCGATAGTCCCTTCACCAATCACAGTATTCCGAATAAAGGTCTGCCCGTTCTGAATAACGAATGGCAGCGTAACGGACCCGCCAGCCTGAGCCATCACAGCAAACCTGTCCGCCAAGAAAAGCACCTGTGACTGCATGCCCGCAGGGGTGTTCTGAACCCCGATCCCCATGCCTGCGGCGTACTGCCGTCCATTGGAGTCAACCGCCACCTTGATGTTGTACATCGCATTGATAGCACCACTCAGGTCTGCAGTTGCCTGCGCGGTCTGCGTAATAGCCGCGGTCTGGCCGTTTACCGTAACTGTCAAGGAGTTGATTTTGGTGGCCGAGGCCTGCGTGAAGTTGGCCAGAGTCTCTGTCAGGTCAGTTGCATTGGAAACGTTGCCACCGGCAGACGCATCAAGCGTCACCAGCGCACGGGCAACCGCCTTGCTGGTATCTGCAAAGGTAGTGTCAATACGGTCGATGCTGGCGCTGTTCCCGGCGTTGGTAGCTGTCTGGGATCGACGGCTGGTTACCTGCGCGAGGCTGTTCTGAATAACCGCGATAGAGGAGTTTTTAACGCCTCCCGCCATGCCATCCATTGAGACAGAGATTTCGTCAATCTTCACCTCGGCCTGGGCGAGACCATCGGCATTTTCCTTGATGGCCAGCGCCTGCTGCTCCAGATCGTCAGCGTTCTGTCTGATATCGTCGGCCATATCGGCAATCTTCACGTTGCCGTCTATGGCGCTCTCAATCAGCTCCTTGAACGTGTCAGTTTCTTTGATGTCCTCAAGGATGGCATTGGTGATATCCGAGACATCGATGCTGGCCTGACCGCGCACCCAGTCTGTGTAGTCACCCTGGTTGCCTATGCGGTCCACCAGCCTGGCTCGATACCAAAACTCCTGCCCTGCCTTCAGACCCATCTGTTGATACAGTTTCTGCGGGTAAGGCACTGCTGCCAGCAGCATAGGGTTTGAACCGTCGGCAGCGATGCTGTACTGAAGCTCCGTGCTCAGCGTGTCGCCGGTATCGGCCGGGAAGCCCCAGGTGATGTTTATTCCGAATACGACATCTTCTGAGGCGGTAAGGCCGACCGGTTTAGGAACGTCACCAGTGCGGCCCTTCAGGTGCGTCAGCGGCGATGTTGCCCACAGGCTAGAGGCCTCACCGGAGTTTATGGCGCGAACGCGCACCAAGTAGTCGCCCTCGAAAATGCCCGGCACTTCGATATTGCGCAGGCCAGTCTCCGGCACGTTAATCCATTCGTTATCACCGCGCTTCCACTGAACCCTGTAGGCGATAATATCTGCCTGAGGTTTGCCGTTTTTATCAAGTGGCGCATCCCAGGAGGCAGTTAATGTGGCCACGCGCTGACCCTGTCGAACCGCGTCATAGCTTGATACCAGGATGTTGGTTGGCTGATTCACAAGCCCGGTCGGAATGAGGCTTATTGGCGGCGTGTCCAGCCTGGCGTTGTTATCGACCGCATCATATTTAGACGCGTTGTACTCCGCGCCAGTAATGGAAAACGTATTTTCCTCATCGTTGAAAGTAAGGTTTATTACCCGGAAATACTGCAGGCGCAGCTGCCCGGCATCGATAACAAACACCGCGTTCGGAAGAGGTGGTGCCGTGAAAGCAGTGGCCATAATCAGCTGGGTGCCGTTTACGGCCTGAATGGTGCGACTTTCAACGGTACCGCCTTGCGTGCGGATCATCAACGTGTCGCCGGCAACCGCACTGGTGCCTCGGTCAGTCGTTACAGCTTTGATGTCTGCGTCATAGGCTGTGACTCGTCCACCATAAACACGCCCCGACAAGCGCTCATCAGCAAACGCAAATACGGTACCGGGTACATAAGCAAAGCCATCAAGTCCGGTTTGCAGCGTGATAAGGCGATCGAGAGAGTTGGAATAAACCGCCCAGCCACCGCGGCGCTGCGCTTCACTTTCACGGGTGCAGCCGATAGCCGTCAGCTGCGTTTGCTTGAATTTGAACTGCTTCACCAGGTCAGGGAACATCACCGCTGTGGTGCGGTCCTGGTAATGATTCTCCGGGTCGCTGAAGTTGATCAGCGCACTGGAGAAACGAGTCTTTTCGCTGCCACTCGAGTATACGGGCTTGCCTACCACTGAGGCCCTGGTGAGGATCTGCAGCTTCGAAGTGTCAGCCGGCATATCGGAGACAACGTTAAACATGTTGTTGCCCCAGAACGTCATGCCATTGAAACCAGCAGCAATATCCTTGATCACCTGCCAGGCATCGGCCTGCGACTGAATATAGACATCAAACATGAAGCGCGGCTCGGTACCGCTGCCACCTTTACCATCGGGAACCTTCTGGTCACAGCGCTGAGCAATACGGTAGAGCTCCCACTTATCCAGCATATCCGCCGTAACCCGGCGACCAAGCCCAAAGCGCGGCTCGGTCAGTACGTCGTACCAGATCCATGCCGGGTTATTCGTCCAGCCCCATTTGAACGTGCCATTCCAGGTACCAACATATGACCGGTTAATCGGGTCATAATTTGAAGGGATGCGGATCACTCGCCCTTTCGGTTTACAGGAAATCTTAGGGATGTTGTTAAACGATTTGGCGTTGAAAGAAACGTACAGCAGCGAGGTGTGTGGATAGCGCAAGCGGGCGTCGATCACCTCAGTGATAGCCTGCACCTGGGTTTTGTTTTGCAGCATTTGACTGGTGCTGTCAGCGGTATCGCGAACCACGCGGATCTGCCAGCCCGTATTGGCTTTAGGCAGGTTGATACGGTGCGTGATTTCATATAACGAGCTGAGTTTCTCAGTCACCGTCTTGGTCATGACCGTTGAGTAAGCGCCGCCATCAACAGAAAGGTCGATATGGTATTTAACAGTGGTACCAACGATATCACCGTTGTTTTCCTGCTTTTGAAGCCCGGGTATGCCAATACGCACGAGCACCGCGTCAATCTGGGTATTACTCAATGCGCGGGTCCAGGGGGCAACTTTTGTCAGCGATACGCCAATACTGGACTCGTTTTCTACAGCAGGGAATCCGGGGATCGGCGTTTGGGTCTGCGTGCCAGGGCAAAATTCCCACGAGACGTTTTCAAAGTTCATCGTCCCGTCAGGATTGCCCAGCGGGGTGCCATCAAGGAAGATTCGCGAAGCGTCGAGGCCGCCAGCAAATTCCCCCTCACCAAGCGCCAGCAGCATACGGCAGCGCGCCATAGACTGCGCGGAATCGGGTTGCTCCACTGGGGTGTGCTGCTTCTGGCTGCCACCCTTCGCGCCGATAATCGTTTCCATATTGCGTCCATAAAAAAACCCGCCGAAGCGGGTTTAAGTTGATTGGTTGTACGGCTTATTTGACACGCCACATTCTGTACTGGCCCCAGAATCCAACCTCAGTGAGGTATTCCTGGTCTTGACCATTAGCGTCAATATCGAGCGTTTTGCGCATGCCCATACTTAGAACATTGCATTCGTTACTTACGCGGAGCTTATGGGGTCCATTAGCCAGATAAGCTGTTACGAACTGATTCTGGCGTAACTTAGCAATATCGTCTCCATCAATCTGTACGAGGAATTTACATGTACCTCCACTTCCTCCACCGATGAATTGTTTGTTTCGGGTAACTGTGACCTTTGTTTGTTCTACACCCGGTTTTGGCTCTACGATCTGCTTATTAATAATTGTCTCAGCTGGTCCGTATGGACGAGCACAGCCTGAGAGCAAAACTGCCCCAATCAGAGGAATTAAAATTTTCTTCACTATCATCACCTTAATTGCTATGTGCCGTCACATAGTAGGCATAAGGCAAATAAATTCAATGACTGAGGATAAACTAAACATTAAATGTCTTCCGCGACGATACCAGCACTGATAATCGCCCCGCCTATCTCGCGTTCGCCGTAGAGCAATGCCACTGGATTACCCATTGCAAGCGTGTTAACCGACCCGCCAAACGCATAGCTTGGTTTGTTATCAGGATCATCTCGCCCCTGCAGACCTTTTGGTTGCGGTGAGAGCATCTGGTAAATTCCACCAGCCATCATGCCGATACCAGCTGAGATCATTGCTCCACCTACCGGAGCCGCGTATCCCCATGAAAGCCCAGTAACCACGATGCCCGCGACCACCATTACTGCGCCAAGGATCGTCTGAAATAACCCAGCCTTCTTCGAACCTTCCATCACGGGTGCAATGCGGATATCGCTATCGCCGCCGAGCTCTTTGAAGTCCTGGGCACCTATGTTGCGTTTTCCACGAAAAACCGCAAAGGTCATGCCGTTCTTTTTGGCATTCATCAGATAGTCTTCCAGACCGTCAAAGTTTACGCACAGGGCCTTTACGGCCTCTGCAGAGGTTTGCACCGCCAGCTTATGCACGCGGCCGAACCGGGCGCCCAGCGCACCGTACAGTCGAATAGTGGTTAAACGCGCCATGGCTTTATCTCCTCTGCCAAATCTTTATGGCGAACACAAATCATCGTCCGATCTTTGAAGTAACCGCGCGCGTATGGCGTAATGCAGGATGGTTGGCCGTACAAATGATGCAGTAACTCCCCTTCTTCCGTGATGATCCCTGCGTGATTCCACTTATCGGACTCGACCTGCATGATCACCATGCACCCTGGCGCCGGGTCGCTCTCGGTAAACCCTTCCCGCTCCCAGTTATCGAAATAGAGATTGTCCGGGTACTGGCTTTCCCACCAAGGATAATCCACGCGGAAATCGTTCAGCGTGACGCCCTGCGTGGCGTGCCAGTCCATGACCAGCCCCCAACAGTCGTGCGAGCCCAGGATGAACGGGCGGCCAATCAGCGGGATGGCATCAGGGGTGATCTCGACATATTCATCGCAGTCCGGCGCGTAGATGCCCCAGACCACACCGGAGTTATTGCACTGCTGGCGATCGAGGTCTGAGGGGATTGCCCGCGCGCCATCGCCCGGATGGGAGTGAATGACGCAGACAATGGTCCCGATGTCCTCAGCATTCGCCCAGTGTTCACCATCAATACGAAAATGCTCTGTCGGGTTTTCGTGGCTGTTCGGCACCGGGATATAGCGTTGGCGTCGCCCAGACTGAATGACGAAGCCGCAGCTCTCGCGCGGGGATTCCTCCAGCGCATGCGCCCGGATGGCGGCCAATAGAGTTTTGTTCATTGCTGTGCCCGTTTAACGAGAGAATAAGACCGTAGCGGGGAAGCCGCCGAAATCGAGTATCGCAGTGTTGGGATTTGCCAGCCCGGCGCCAAAGCGTTTACGGCAATCACCGAGGCACCCCCCACATATATCCAGCGCTGGGTCGGCTACCGCGTTGCCCTTCGCGTCGAAATAAGCCGTGCCGTTGTAGGTGCAGCCATCACCGCTGCGATACTGACCGCGCAGGGTCCACTCACAGATCGAGGTGATTTGACGGGTGGGTATGACCAGGTTCTGCAGGTCGGCCGGGCTGCTAAGCGCCCAGGTCACCACCTCATCGTCTTCCGTGGTTTTGGTATCCAGCCAGAAGGTCTGCAGGGAGAACATCGACGGATCAGCTGTCGCGTTCACGCCGCCCGGGAAGTTAACTGCATCGAGGTAAACCGCGTAGGTGTCGATGATGCTTACTTTCGCATTCACCACATCTTTGAACTGGAGGCACAGCGCGGAGATGTGACCGTCAAGGTTTGATACGCTGAGCTTAGGCTCGGCGGCCTGATCGGTTGAAAGCGCCAGGTCAGTAATCTGAAAAGGCCAGAAGTCATAAACCTTGCCGCCGAAGACGATTGGTTTTGGACCAAGCTTATTCTCATCACCGTTCGCCGCGTCTATCTCTGCTGGCGTATGTGGGAATGGTGCGTAATGAAAGCGGTGGATCCCGCCACTGAACTCCGAAGCATCCACTTCAACCAGGCGGACCCTGCCACCCGGTGCCAGCTTCGCAGCCTGATCGACTAAAGCCATTATGCGTACACCCCATAAGCCCGTTTGATAGTGAACGTCAGCTCAGCGAATTTGCTGCTGATCTGGTTTTTACGCACGGAGTCGGCGACAACACGGTATAGCCCCTTCTCTTCTCCCGGCGGCGTGATGATGAAGGCCTTTACGGTATGAGCCAGGAGAAATGCGCGCACTGCGTTAACCTCCGCCTCCGAGCCGGTATGTTTCATCGGCACCTGGATCGCCGTGGAGTTGATGCCATTATCAGCCGCCTGCTCGTAGCCATCACCAAACTGTGCCGTCCGTACCGACTGGCTATATTCAATAGGCCCAGCGCCGAGTTGGGAGGACCAGTTATAGGTTTCAACTGCCATATTTTCTCCATAAAAAAACCCGCCGAAGCGGGTTCGTTTTTTATTGAGCAACGCATTATTAATGCTTGGTGACTTAATTTATTACGTGAGAAGTCAGCACTATAATTCTAAAAGTTTTGTTTGAAAATTTATTGCGTTTTATTACTCATTTGTACAGCTTTTTCTCGCTGCTGATTAATATCGTCAATACCTTCTTTAGCCTTGTAACTAGCGACTATTAGATATATGCAATAACATAACAAGAGAAAAATTAGCGCAATCCAAAACTTTTTCATAGAGAATGCCTCATTGGAACTGTAGACTTAGACATTAACAGTTTTGGTTTCAGATATAACCTACTAAATCCCATAGAAAGTAGAAGGCCCACATCAAGAAATATGAAGTTTTTTGCTATTGTATGGGTTTTCATTAGCTGCGTAGGTAAACTCGTTAAAATATGACTAAGTTCACCATACTGCATCGCGGCACCATAACAAAAATTTTGTTTTAAGGATCAAATGAATTGGATTTGGCTAATTGTTTTGATTGTCATCATTTGCGCCGGCGTGGCGCAGGATTACATAATTGAAAAAGCAGCAGAGCGCGTTACTACAATCAGACAGTCATGCGTTATTGGGCATGGTTGCTTGAATATGTAAGTCAAGTTAATAGCTGCCCTATATAAGCAAGGATAGTTAGTGGTCAAGAATCTTGATCATCTACCTTTGGTAAAGTTGTAAATCATGCCGCCAGGCTTAAGCTGTTTCTGAACAACCTGCAGAGCGGCATTTTGCATCTCATCCGCAAGAGCCCTGCCCATAGCATCGCCAGAACTGGCAGTATGAGCTGTTGCCGAACCACCAGCATCGACATTAACCGTGGTATTAATCACGGGCGCCATACCCCCGCCACCTTGAGCTCTAACTCCAAGCCGTCCAGCCGAATCGCGAGTGAGCGGCATGATAGCCTCCGCACCTGCTTCGGCAAATACGCCACCTTTTGCGAACTTCGAAGCGCCCTGAAAGGTGAAATACTGAGGAGAATCGTAGACCCCATTCACATACTTGCTGAGGCCTGGCGAGTCGTAAACACCACCTTTGGCATTGAAGGTTACATTAGAAGCAGCGTTCGCATATGCCCCACCTGGAGTTGACCCACCACTTGCACTGCCGCTAATCCACCCCATGGCCGCCTGTACCGCGTAGGCAACCATTAGCCTGTTTGTCACCTCAACGATCATTCTTAGCATTGATTTGCCAAACTCTTTGACTGAGGCTTTTCCAGTCGTCATAAGGCTGGTAAGCATGTCGCTTAAGCCGGTCAGCGTTGAGCTGGCAACATTCTTCACGGCGTCATAGGTGTTCGTGGCGACATCAAGATATTCGTTCCAGCCGCTTATCGCGCCAGCTTTCCAATCACCGCGGAGCTTATCCTCTTCTGCGTAATAATTGCGAAGCGCAGCCAGCTCTTTTTCATAACCAGCATCTTCAAGCTTGCCCCCACTATTCACCCAACCTTGCCGGAGCTGAGCCTCTTCACGCAGACGTTGCGCCTGACGGCCGCTCAACCCTGCACTATCTCGTAGTGCAGCGGTCTTTTCAGACATCTGGGTAACATACTTCTGGGAGTTGTCCTGCAGCTTGTTCAAGCGCTCTTGAATAGCAATCTGATCACCCAATCCAGCATTAACCTCGGCCTGAGCCAATGCGCGGTCTTTGGTGGCCAGTAGCGCCTGCTCATCTTTCGAAAGCGTCCGGGTCTTGGACCCCTCCTCCAGAATGCTGAATTTCGAGATCAGATCCCATTGCTGCTTGCGCTGCTGGCTTATCACATCGTTGATATCACGATGCTCCTGAAGCGTTTTCAACTGTGCTTGCAGTGAGAGAGTTTCAGCGTTGGTGCTGTCCAAACTGCGCGTGCCGGTATCAATCTTAACCGCAGGCGTTTTTGGGGTTTTGGCATCGGCGTAACGCTTTTCGATACCAGCTTTCACCATCTGGTACTCTGCCTCAGAATACCGGGATCTGTCTGCCGCGAGCTTTTTAAGCTCCGCAGCCCGCTTCATAGCGTTAGTTTCATACAGCTCGAGGTTCGCATTGCGGCGCTGCGATGCTTCGAGTTCGCGCTGGTTTGCCTCCGCTTCTTTTTCTTTTTGCGCTGCAGCCTGCGTTTGCAGAGCCAATGTTTTTTCTAATGCACTGATCTGCGATTTGGTCGAAGCAACCAGCGCCTCCTGGTCCTTACGGCGCTGTGCGGCAGCTGCATCCTGGAAGTTACTGCTTTGCCTTCCAAAACCGTAATCAGGGCTCGCCGTAGCGCTATTCTGCAGGGTATTTAAGGTTTCCTGCTGAGCTTTCAGGCGCTCTCGCAGCCCCTTAAGAGTATCCTCCGGCGTAACCTGCCGTCCGACGTTAAGCATCTGATCCCAGGCTGATGCTGCGCTGTCTTTAATCGCCTTCCAGAGCCGCTCGATATCACCCAGATTTTCTTTAATCTGGCTGGAGCGAGTCTTCATAGCGTTGGCATAAGTGTCCATCGCCAGTTTTGCCGCGCCCGTGGCGTCCCCCTGCTTTTGCAGAGCCACAATCTGATCGTAAATGGTCGCATTCAGATAATGATATTGCTCATTGAGGGCAATGGATGCTTTGACCGGGTCATCAGCAAGCCGCTTGAAATCAGCGATAGTTTTATCGATAGCCTGGCCTGTTGCGCTCTGCATGGCCACGGCTGAAGCTGCCACAACCTCCAGGGCGTTGCCCTTGAAGGAGCCAGTAGAGAGAGCTGCTGATAGTGCCTGGGCGGAAGCGGCAATCTTTCCGGAACTCCCGCCAATACGTTCTGCCATATTCGCCAGGTCGGCGGCCGTTTTCCCCGTGTAGCTCCCGGTCAGGATTAGTTGCTTGTTGAATTCACTCGCTTCCTGGCTGCCCTTATACCAGGCAACCGCCAGCGCACCTGCGCCAACAGTTAAGCCGGCAAGGCTGAGGGTGAGAGGGTTAACAAAGCCGATCAGCGTACGCAGGTAATCGCCAACCCCTGTCAGCGCACCTTTGACCCCGCCAAACTGGTCTTTGATCTGCCCACCTTGCTGGAGCAGGATGAGGAAAGGAGACTGTCCACCAGCCAGCTGCGTAGCAATGTCGGTAAACTGTGCCGGCAACGTACGCATTGCTGCGCTGTATTGCCCCACAGAGATACCGGCGCGGCGTGCGGCGGCCTCCTGTCGGGATAGCACCTCAGGCAGCACGTCGGCTACGCCGGATAGTCGCTCACGCGTCTGATTGAGGATGGTATTGAAATGTTCGAACTGCGCGCCGTTAATGCGGCCAGCTTCGAAATGCGCCACCAGCTGCGCATGCTGCTCATCCAGTGAGTTGAATGCGCGAATCGTCGGATCGATGGAGCCCAGCAGGTTCTTCAGCGCGGCTGATTGCTTCTCTGCCGCCTGGGTGGCTGCCAGTGCTGCCTGAGCCTTCGCTGCAGCTTCGCCGGTATCCGTCAGCCTTAACCGGGTATCGTCCAGTATTTTGTTATAGGACTGGAAGGTGTCAGTATCCAGAAACCCCTTACTCTGGAATTTACTTAACGCCTCCTGCTGTTCATCCAGGCGGTTCAATGCTTTGGTGACAGGATCGATATTTTCCAGCAACCCTTTGAGCGCGTTCTGCTGCTCCTTGATGCCTTCACTGCCCTGCTTTGCAGACTCAGCACCAGCGCGGAACACGCTGTTAAGGTCATCCGCTTTATCGACAGCACCGGCCGCCGCCTGACCGAGTTTATCCAGCTCATTACTAGCTGTTTTCAGGTCAGAAACATCGGCCCGCAAAGTAATCGAGGCGATCTGGTCAGTCATTATTTCGTCTCCTTGTGCATTACTTTGAGAGCCTCGCTTTCCATAATCTGAAGGTCAGCCATGCAGGCCGCCGCATCCTCAACCCCGTGTAACTCAAACATCCAGGGGAGAACGTTGTAATCAAGGCCGGTTGCCCCGCCCGCGCCGACGCGCCACTGGGTCGCCAGCGCAGAGAATATGGTGAATGATTTCCATACCGACGGCAGGATCCCCACCTCTTCCTCCACGTCTTCAGGCGTCAAACCAAAAGCGCTCAGTTCCGCGAGAGTCGGTCCCGGCGTGTACAACGCTGCGGCGACCTGCCTCAGTTTTTTTCGCGGATACCCATCAGCTCTTTGGTGTAGGCCAGGCCGATGCTGTCGTATGCGCGCGGATAGTTCTTCAGGAGAACGATCACGTTATCGCGGTTGAACTCGTCAGGCAGGGCCCATCCGTCAATGACCTCCATCAGGTAGTCTGCCTGTGGCCCTGTCAGGTCCTTTTTACCTTCAGCGGCTTTGTGCAGTTCCTCGTCCATCACGCGCAGTTCTTCAAGCGTTTTATGGCGGAAGGTGAAGGTCAGTTTGCCGTCTTCTGCACCGGCGCGAGGGATGCAGACAGTAATGGAAAAGGTTGGGTTTGGAATCAGAGAAAATTTGGACATTTAGATATCTCAGAAATGCCCGGCGAACCGGGCTGATTGATTAGCTGATGGTGACGGTGCAAGCAGCCGAGGTGATGGTCTTACCCGCGGCGTCGGTGACTTCGCAGGTATAAACGCCGCCATCACCCGATGCCACGGAGGCGATGTTGAGCGTTGAAGCGGTTTTGCCCGGGATAGCCGTGCCGTCTTTCTTCCACACGTAGGTGTAAGGTGCTGAACCACCCTGCATCACCACCGCCAGGTCTAACGCTGCACCAGAGGCAACTGATTTGGTCGTTGGCAGGTCAGTCAGGAACGCCAGTGGCGTTACGGAGGAATCAGCGATCGGGTAAATCTGCATGTCCGATTCAAAGTTCATGCGCGCTTCGTTGCTCTCAACGGCGTTGATTTCCGTGCGAGGGACTCGCTGGAATGACACTTTGGCAGAGTAATAACGATCCGCTTTACCTCGCGGGTTGTGGAACCAGACCGCCGTAGTATCGCTGGAGTCGTCCAGGTCAATGAGGCGTTTGTAGATAGCAAGGTTCGGGTCATGGGCGAAGGTATAGACCTGAACCACGGCGTTTTTAAACGTCGGGATGGTACGGGCCTTATCATCTTCCAGGAACTGCACGCTGATGGTCTGCTGGTCGCCGCCTTCGGTGGACAGCGTCATTACCTGCGGCATGGTGATCCACGAGTCGATTTTACGAAGCGTGCCGGCGCCGGTGCCCGCCGGGAATTTCCTGGTGTCAGAGGTATCAAATGACTCCAGCACGATTTTGGTACTGGTGACAGATTTAACGCGCAACACCATGTTGTCGAGCTTCAGCCAGCCAGAGCTGACCTGGACAACGTCACCAGCAAGAATGCCGGCAGCGGACGCAACGGTCAGTTCGCATTCCGTCGCATTGGTTGCTGCTGTGAAAACAATCGGCGCAAGATAGGCCTTGGCCACGTTCACACGTGACCCGTTAGGGATTGCGAATGCCATTGCATTCTCCTGATTTTGGGTAATAAAAAACCCGCCGGGTGGCGGGTCAGTAATCAGCGCGGTACTGCATGCTGATGGGGATGGTGTAGGAGATGGAGCCGCTACTGCCGTTGGGGGCCGAGGTAGGCCGGTCCTGGATGGGCTGGCGCACCTGCGGCGGCCCGTTGATGTAAACAGTCAGGTCTCTATCAATCATCGGCACCCCCTCCGGAAAGGCATCAGCAATAGACTGGGCGAGCGCCCTGGCCGACGTCACTCCGGAGTCGGCAGGCACGATGATATTGAGCTGGAGAATGCCCTGATACGTGCGCAGCTGGCCCGCCAAGTCCTGCCCCACGGTTTGCGCCGGTAAAACATAAACGCGGAGGTATGGCGCATCGGGGGGATCGAAAGCGAGGTTCGGCCAGGCCACTGGCAGCTCTAGCGACGAGCAGATAACCGCAACGCGACTCTCGAGCAGACCAGCGATACGCATTGACTGGTCACTGACCATTACGCACCTCGCTCATAGCCTCCCGGAAGTACTGTGCCGCATCCAGCGCAGTAAGGCCGACCATGCCGCCGGGCGCCTGGCTGGAGTGCCCGTTCTCCAGCGCCTGCGCATATGGCAGGTTATTGGTGAAGTAAATCGAGCTGACATGCCCCACTCTGAACACCTCAAGCATCGCCAGACCTCGGGAATTGGAGCCCTGCCCGGAAGCATCTGGTGTGTCGTTGGACTCTGTAGGCTGGCTATCGAACCCCACATACCAGTTGTTCTTGAATCGCCCGCCGACATATCCCTCAGGCTTTTTGATGTCCATCGAGTCATTGACGCGCAACCCGCGCTTAAGCCGCCCTGCCTTCGTCAGGTTGGCCGGATTTTCGCGCAACGCCGCGTTATGCTCTTTCACCGCTGTGTTGTAAGCCGATGCCGTCTGGTTAACCTCCCAGGTATCAGGCTGACCGATGGGTGACATTTCAACCAACCGGCCCAATATTTTGATACCTGTCCGGCGCACAACCTGGTCCATCTCCTGCTTTGAGCTATCAACGAACAACTGAATAGCAGCCAGGAACGGTTGGTTTGCAGTGCTGGCCATAATCAGGTCCTCAGCTGGATGTTGTAAGAGATCAGCACGTCTGCAGGCTTAACCGGATTCGGCTGTACAACGCGCCACTTTTTGCCGTCGATTTCAATGTGATCACCGATACGCACTTCCGTTGTGGCGGTGGCCGCCAGCTTCTTATCGCCAGTGGCAATCAGCGAGCCATCGATTTCACGGGAGGAATACTCAGTGACAACGCCTGTGACGGTCGCAGTGACAGGAGGCGTTGTGACCTCCTTCCCGAACTGATCGCGGATGGTGCTGCCGGCGCGGGTCAGCTGGTAGGCCCTCCCGTTTTCGGTCAGCAGTCGGGTCGCGGTGTTTCGCATGCGGCGGTAGTCGATTGGCATATCACCCCCTTTCGATGCGGATCTGATTGCCGCCCACCACCAGCCCGCGCAACGAGGAATAGAACCAGGGGAATGACGGTGCCGCTTTATTCGTACCCGGTTCGTACTGGACCGTTACTGCGCCCTCGACGCGCTCCATCGTTACCGCCCCACCACCAGCGACCGAAGGCGTGAGATCAATCTCCTGCGACTCGATAGCCAGGCGGCATTGCGCATCAACCAGGCGCTGTGGGATGGTGTCATCTGCCAGGTCAACGCCATCGAAGCGCACACCCGCGCGCGGCCATGATAGTGGCTGTGAAGCGCTGGAGCGCTCGCCGCGCCATGTCTTGCCTTCCAGATAGTCCATTGCCTGCATGAGCATCTGGCTACATTCGCCATCATCGGCAGGAACGGCATATCCGCGCCCCGCCGCGAATGTACGCAGGTCAATAACGCTGGCGTAGCTGTTGAAGTCAGGCGAATGGGGATCGGCAACCAGCATGGTTATTCCTCCAGACGCCAGTCCAGCGCCAGCCAGTTATCCACTTCGTCAGGATGAACCTCAGCGCTCAGCGGGCCGCCGGGAAACTCTGGGGTATCACGTACCATTACCACCAGCTCTACGCCCTGCAGTTCCTGCAGTTCCTGCAGTTCCTGCGGTTCCTGCGGTTCCTGCGGTTCCTGCGGTTCCTGCGGTTCCTGCGGTTCCTGCGGTTCCTGCGGGGCAGGAGTTTTTACATCACCACTCTGCGCGGCAAGCTTTTCAGCCTCACGCTGTGCGCGCTGCTCTTTGGTCAATCCGGCCATTGGGCCTCCTGAATAAAAAAGGGGCCGAAGCCCCCTGGGTTAACCCATGATGATGGCGGAATGTTCAGGCTGAACAGAGGCCACACCCCATGCCACGCCAACTTCGTAACGCACCTGGCGGTACTGGCGGTACAGAGCGATCTGGAAGGTGATACCAGAAACGGGATCGGTTACGTTCATCACGTCGTCAGCGGTATCGCCACCTTTTGGCATGGCCGGAGTACGGCAGGCCAGCAGGAATGCGTTACGGTCAAAAGCAACGTTTGGCGCGAACTCGCTCAGCACAGTAACAGTTGCCTGGTCTGCAAGATCCTGACGCAGGCCCGGTGCGCCAAGGGTGATAGTGGAAGAGGTTGCCGCGACTACCATGTACTGGTTGTCATCACCGTCGAACTTCACCGCTGTGCCTACAGCGATCCCACCGGTGCCAGCAGAAATTGCAACGATAATGTCGCCCTCTTTCTTCGCGCCGTTGACCTTGTAGCCCGCCGCATTGCTTTTCGCGGTGCGCTTGATGTTGGCGGATTCGTGCAGGTTAAAGCCCATCACACGACCAATAATACCTTCACGCAGCAGCTGATCGGTACCGGCTTCGTTCGCTTTGAACAGTACGGACTGTTTGCCACGGATGGACGCCATGGCTTCGCCGCCCAGGACCATGCGCAGGTCAGTGGTTGGTGCGCCGTTATCGGTCAGCACCTGGCGAGCGTTCGCCGCATCAGACAGGTCGTCTTTGATGCTGAACGGGGTGTCTTTCGGCGCGCCAACTGCACGGGAAGACTTGTAAGCCAGCGCTGCCAGGTCAGCGTCCATTTCATTGCTCAGTGCGCGGAACGCCTGAGAGAACTGGTCAGCCAGGACAATGTCATAGGTGCCTGATGGCCCGATGGCAAGCTGCTCTTCACCATTCCATTTGACCGGGGCCATTTTGGATTTGGTGATTTTGACGTCCACAGTACCAATGTTCTGATTACCGTCGTTTGGCGCGGTTGCCGCCGGAGTGATATCGACGGTGGTGGTTTTTGGTGCGACCGGTGCGGTCACGGTTTGGTCTTTAGCCGCGGCATCGGCTTTGGCGTTACGGGCCACCGCCGGGATAAAGCCCACCTGCTCGCGGGATACGCGATTCAGGGCGGTGAAGATGGTTGGGATGAGGCCAGTGAGGGTGTTGGACATTCAGGTTTCCTTTCGGTTAATCAACGATGCTCGTGCCGCCGCCAATTACCGTTTGTTGTTCAACTGGCGGTAAGGCATCGAACGCATCGCGTTTCATTGTTTTCTGCCCGGCCTGATGCTGCGACTGGTGAGAGCCACCGCCGCTGTTGCCGGACGCTTTGAGGATGTAGTCTTTCTGCGGATGCAACTCGACCAGGGATTCCAGCGCTTCATCGAAGCTGGCCAGCTCGCCAGGCTTGGTGCGGGAGAACACCTTGTTGCCCTGCCCGTCGTACGCCACGACTTTGCCGTCTTCGATTTTGAAGTTCTGGCCGAAGTGGGAACGCACGAACTCGGCCGGGATCGCCATCTTCTCGGAGATAAACTTCGAACCGCCAAAGCGGCCGCCGATCATCTCGTCGTAGAGCTGGGATTCGAGCTGTTTGGTCTTGCCGTTCGCTTCGTCCAGCTGCTGCTGGAATACCTTGGTGATCTCGGCCTTCACCTGGTCAACGGCGCCAGCATCGATCAGCTTCTTCTGGTCGATTTTGGTCATCATTTCCATAGCCTCGAGCGCCTTGGTCGGGTCGGAGATGCCAGCGAATTTAGCGAGGTTGGCTTCCGCCGCTTCAAGCGCCTCACGGTGCGATTTAGATTCACCGTTCAGAGAGTTGATTTTGTTCATCGCCCGGGGTGCATCGAACGGAATCTCTTTGCCATCATCATGGATGTACACAGGCATACCGTTTTCAACGACCACATTTCCGTTAGCATCGAGTTTGAGTTTCATTGTTTTGCTCCAGCCTTCCGGCCATTGGTAGTGGGTCATCCGACCCGGTCACCGCGTCGCATCCGCTCAGCGGCAGGCATAAAAAAAGCTGCCCGAAGGCAGCCTTGATGTTGATTAAGGTTGGGTTATTCAAACGCCGAAGCATCCACGCGGTGCAGTTCGTCCAGGGTCAGGAATTCCCCGGCATCGTTGAACATCTCAGGTACAGTGATTTTGCCGTCGCGCAGCATCTGCGCCCGGGTTACACCCAGCACCTGCTCCTGTCGCGCGTATGGCTGCCTGGCGAGCCAGTCGGCATAGCTGGTATGCGCTGGCACCTGCCCATCCATCGACGCGCGTGTGGCGCTGCTCAGTTCATCACGGGGAATCTTTAGCTCTTCCCATGATTTCGTGATCAGGATTTCGCCGGAGCGGCAGCAGAAGTGAATTTTGCCGGGTCCGCGTAGATACGGCACCACATGCCCCAGCGGCTTGCCGTCGAGGGTGTAGAGCTTGCGGTCGCGGATGATGCACCACTGACTGGTATGCGTGTCCAGCGTGGATGACCACTGCTTGGCTTTGACGATATCGCTATTGGCCTGGGCGAACTCCTGTCGCGCCGTGGCGGCCATATGGTTCACCGCGGTGCGTGTCACCACCGCCAGGTCACGCCGGGATCCATTGATCGCCCCATCTTCACGGTTAAGTTTTGGCGTGCCGGCAACGCGCCGGACAATCTGCTCTACCGTTTCGCCCTGGAGGAAGCCGGAGCGCACGGCATTGGTGATTTTGTCCAGCCTATCGGATGCAAGCTTCTGGCCCCATTCCTTCAGCAATCTACCCTGAAACGGCTGCGCTGCAGCAGCGGCATAGACCTGCTCTGGTGCGATGCTCTGGAGAGGCACATGCTTCAGAATTTGCTGCGGGATGATGCTGCTGAACAGGTCCAGTTGATACCCGGCCTCATATTCAACGTAGCGCGTCAGTTCGCGCGCCAGTGCCGGGTTAACCGGTTCGTAGGCCTGCTGATTCAGGTCACGGACACCAGCCAGCAGCGATGCCAGGCGACGGGCGCTGTAGGTATCCGCCCGTTTGCCGTCCAGAAGCACCAGCAGTTTCGCGGCAAGGTCGGCATCGAGTTTATTCAGCAGCGTTACCATGCGCCTGGCGACGCCGGTACCGTAGCGCGTCACATACAGGCCATGCGCTATCGTCTCATCCTGCAGGCGGTCGTTGACGGAGCGGGCCATGTCACACCTCTTCCACTGGCGGCTCAGTCAGCGACGCCGATTCAGCCAGTAGTTCATCAAGGACCTTCTCAGGATCGGCATCAGCATCAATCAGGTTGAGCTTCTGCAGGGCTTTAATGGCATCAATACGACGGAGGTCACCACCCTGGCGCAGGGACTGAATAGCCAGCGCTGCAGGAGGATTGAACTCATTCGACTCAACATCCAGCTCAGTACGGACATCAACGTTGCCGCCCTCTTTCTCACCGATGTACTCGGCCATGATTTGCAGGATGTTGTCGATGGCATCTTCCAGGCTGGTCGCCATCGTGTAGAGCGGGGACTGTTCCTGCATTTTCTCTTCAGAGGTCTGGTCCACGGACTTCGTAGAGGTGTTGTCTGTGCGCAGGAGCTTCGCGCCAGCCTGGCGCATCTGCTCCACCAGCTTATCCAGTGACTCTTCGCCAGCGCCGATTGCAGCGCCAGTATGCTCAGTGTATTCCATCCCCTGTTTTTGACGATCGGAGAACGACGTGGCAGAAGATGAGCCAATCACCAGCTCTTCTCCCTCCTCAAGTCCAAACACTGACAGGATTGGAACACGTACCACGTGCAGGATGTTGTCCTGCTCGCTCTGGCTCTGCCAGTGCTTGACGTTCAGCAGCGCCATGTTGAGCAGCGGCGGTGAACCGCACATAAAGCCGGTGCGCTTGGTGTAGAGCGTGACCAGGGTGATATCGCGACGGGAGGTTTGCCATTCGTCGTGTAACGCCCAGGTGGCCTGCCCCTCTGCACCGGTAGACTTCCGGTAAATCTGCACCTTGCCCGGCGTCAGGAGGCGGATCTGCTCGACTTTCGTCTGCCCGAAGTCGTCACCGTCTTCGACCACCACCTCTTTGATGCGCAGCGCAGTGAGCTGCACTTTGCCGCCGACCATTTTCGACTTCCAGCCGATAACCTGGCGGGGATTCAGCATGGTGACGTATGGTCGCGCGCCGGTCGCCTTCTCATCGGCTTTGGTCTTGACCTGTACGGGGTCAACGCGGGGGTAGTCCACCAGCGCATGGGAAAGACCATACTGCATTGCCAGGCTGAAGAATGACTGCGCCCATACATCCAGGCGGGTACCTTCGAGGTCGATATCTTTGGTAAATTCGCGGATCTGGTCCGGCACGTCCTCACTCAGCTTAATCGGCTCGGCAAATACACGCCCGACGTTCTGGTTGATCGTCTCTTCGTAGGCAGGGAGAAGCGTTGCCACTGCCAGGCGCTTTTTGTAATCCTCTTTGTCTTCTTTAGGCCAGCGCGGCAGATAGGCCTCACCCAGCTGGCGCATGTACAACGTACCGCCCATCAGAGCGTCGTTAATGTCCCACGCCTGTACCATGTTCCCATAGTCCAGATTGGGTGTTGAAATATCAGGCATGGTCTTACATCCGTAGGTTGGTGACTTTGCCGACTTTCTTCGGCGGTGAATGCAGAACGGCGTAGCGGGTAGCATCCCAGTCATGATCTTCCTGCTGGGTATCTACATCATCAGGGTTCTTACTGTCGCGAACGAGTACCGGTACACGGCTTATCCAGCCCCGGCAGTATTCAAACACGTAAAATGCCGGTTTCTCAGGCATGCCGGATTCCAGTTTTTTACCTTCAATGACGGCCTCCAGCATGTCAGCAAACAGGGCCGCGCCGTTCACGCGAGATCCCGGTTTCTTATTGGATGGCACCCACTTAACGCCCTGCGACTCCATCTTCTGTGCGATAGAGAGTTCGTCATCGCCGGTGTTGTAGATCGCCCCATCAGCCGGGCCAGATGCAATCTTCTTGCAGATACCGGGCATAATGTTCAGTTGCCCCTGAGTAACCCCGTTGCGTTTTATCTCTTCGGGCTCAGCAAGCTCTTCACCCAGCAGTCGCTTATCCACCCACGCCACACCTTTGGCGACGTTTGTGGAGGACATGTTCAGGCCCTTGTTCAACTCATCCGGAGGGCAGCCGTACCACTCACCAATCAGGATTAACGTCCCAGCTGGCGGGCAGAACTGGCGACCATCAGGCAGCTCGGCAGCGGTGCCGTCGGCGCGCGCCCACCAGAGGTTGGAGAACGGCTTCGATTCGCCCCAGTCATGGGAACGGTCAACCGTCCAACTGTCCGGAATGCGGAATGGCTTGATGACGTGATACGAGGCATTCCACAAGTGGTCAAAGCGTCCACCGCTGGTAACGTCCCACGAACCCTCCACCCAGGCCTTTCGCCGGTTGGGATCTTTGATAGCCATCAGCGTTGCGATGTATTGCGGATCCAGATACGGGTTCTCTTTAAAAGAGCCATGAATCGCCACGCGAGTCAGCGTCACATCCTCTTCCCGCTCAGTCTGTGGGTTGAACACCTTCTGCGTCTCGCGAATGATCGTGCCGCGTGGAGCAGGCTCGATGAAGCGCTTCTTCACCCAGGTATGGCCGATGCCAAACGGGTTAGTAGTGCTGAACGTTTCTAGCGGGATCGGCTTCAGTAATGAGCCGTCTTCCCGCGGATAGTTTTCTGGCCGGAACGACGAGCGCCGGCAAGAGAACATCATTTCGTAGAACTCGGACGATTGCTGCTTGGTCAGTTCGTTGAAACCAATGAATGGGAATTCCTGACCGTGATAGTCCCAGTAGTCGCCCTCCTCCTTTCCGAATCGGAACAGCAACTCTTCGCCGGTCGGCCACATCCAGCGCAGTTCAGACGCTGATGCCAGATAGCGTGCACCGTCGTTAAAGAGGCGGTACATACGCTTCGACTGAGTGATGATGTCAGTAAGGTTCTTATACTCAGTATCGAAAATGACACCACGCCAGAAAGAGCCATAGCCCAGACCAACGAGCCGACGAAAGCGCGCCAGCTGCGCAGCGGTTTTGCCTGGGCCGCGCGTTCCCTCGTAGAGGATTTCGTTACATGGGCAGCTCAGGGACAGCGACTGCGACCCCGGCAGAGGTTTCCAGACGGCTTTGTAGTTCATCCACCAAGAACCTCGCTCTGCTGCTTCTGTGCTGCTGCCTCCCATTCATCAACGCTATCGCAGGATGGGACTGGCATAATGCTGTGGACTGCGGTGACCTTCTGCTCGACTTGTTCTTTGAATGCCTGCACACGGACGTGCTTACCGAGTAGTTCGAGGTTCTTCACTTTGTCCGGCCACTTAATCTTTTTGAGGATGGTTTCCGCCTTCTCCTCATTGAAGTTCTGGATGGTGGTACTAATGTCCAGGCCGGTTAACGTCGTTCGCCAAGACTTGGGCCAAAGGCTAATCGGCTTCATGCTGCCGTCTTCGTTCAGGATGTCGAGCACATCCATTTGGTCTATCTCAACCAAGCGTCGCAGAACATAATCTGCATTAATACCCACATCCTCGTTGCGCTTGGCTTTAAGTTCGGCAATCCTGTTTTGAATGACAGCTTTTGACAGCAATTTTGTAGCGGTACGATTAGCAGTTTTAGCGCTGTACCCCACACGAATTGCTGCCTGAGTGGCGTTTAAATCGATGAGGTACTCGCGACAGAACATATCTTGTTTGTCGGTGAGTGCCATTTAATTACCTTCGGGAAATGCTGATGAGCAACGTGAAGATTTACGCTGGATTGGTTAACGGTGACCTTATGCCAATCACTGAAGATAAAACCTCAGCAGAGATCGTTACTGCTTTCACAGGCGATGACACTGGCGCGCCGCCAACATCTGTGACGATTGAGGTTATTACCGATAGTGGTTCTAAGGTCAAAATTTACATACCAAACAGCTCCGCCAATGCCAGTGTTACGGTTGACGGGAAGAGACTGTAGCCCTAACGCCATTACGATGGAACTGCCCATGGTGATGGCAATAAAAAAGCCACCAGCGAAAACAAGTGGCTTAGCAAGTTTAACGAGACGTGTCATTCTTGGCGTGGTGGACCAGCAAACAAACTATTTACTCAAAGTATGAATCGCATCATTAAGGTTCGAATTGATTTGATCCTTTGCTGAATTCACGCTGGTTTCAAACCATCTTATTCCTTCGATACCAAACTCATGTCCGGGGCAAATGTCATTTAGCATGCTCATTTTAACCTGCAGAGTATCTTTTCCATTCAAGCCTTTGAGCATGCCATGCGCAAGGACAGGCGTAAGCTGCATTTCTTCCAGACTTAATCCGTATGAATTCATTACATGATCAGAGAGAGCGGTCATTAGTCTGGGTGAGCTGACGCCTCGCTCCATAATCGCCGCAACGATGATGCTTGTGCAAACTATATGCAGCGTAGTTTCATCAAAGCGCTCTCCAGCCGTTAATTTACGGAAGGAGGCCCTCATGGCAGCCATCAAGTCTGTGACATGATTTTTAACTTTAACTGCAGCGGGACCACGTTTCAAAATTCCAATCACCGTTTTGCCTCATTAGCCGTTGAACTTGGCAACAGCTTATCAGGGATATCATCCGAGGATATTCTTTTCCTGTAAATGAGGAAGCGAACTGATTGCTTAACGTCAGCGCTTTTGGCGTTTAGCTTTGACCTCTTCTACTGACTTTTTAACGATGCCACATACTTCTTCAGCACCATCTGGACAGTAATGGTTGTACTTTCCGCCCTTACTCATTTCCCGGCGTACGTCATTCACAACCCCATCCAGGCTCAGACCTGAGTCCTCATTAAGAGACAGGACTACCAGTAACGCCTGCTTAAGGTATTCCTCTTTATCGCTTTGCATAATTCAGCCTCGCTCATAGTTGTAAGCCTTAAACGTAGACTAAAAACCCCAGCCATTTACTCCTAATGCAAACCTGCAGCTAGAGGCATTATCAATGTCCACCGGTAGATGAGCGTTGTAATGGCAATAATAAACCGCCCGTAGGCGGCGATTACTGTTCAAAGAGTTGAGTTCTTAGTTCTGAATATTGTGTTTGCTTCTTCACACTTTGATTGTAACTGCACTAGCCTTTCAGCTATGTCACTGCTTGGGCAGTTCGTTACTATGCAATACCCCTCAACCCACGCCTTATCAACACTTTTTGTGAACAGGCTTTCGAATATCTTTACCCAGTCACTGCTTGGTACACGCTCCAGCTCAAAGAACTTTAATGCACCACTCCCACGTTTTGTTCTGTGCTCATCAAATCCCAGGATTTTCATTCTTCATCTCATCGTTGTTTACTGGGAAAATTTTTAGCACTTATCTGAGGTTTTTTCTAATTACCAAAACTTATAGGCATCACTGTTTTCCCATTATCAAGCCCACCAGCAGATGAGCTTTGTAATGGCTTAACCCAGCTTAGCGCGTACCAATGCGTCTTTGGCCTCTAGCAGTTTGCGCAGGCCTGCTGCCTTTTCTGCGCCGTCCGGCAAGGTTTCATCCATCAGCGTCGCAAGATCGCCAATAGGCTTACTCACTTCTTGCAGGTGTGCCGGAAGATGCTGGTACGCAAAATACTTCATGATCGGAGATGACATTCTTAACCCTCAGTTAGTAAAAATCCCCGTGTTAAGCGAGGCCGTGAGAATTTGCTACGTTTAAAGTCCAGAGGAGAGACTGTGTCAGAACCTCAGGGATGAGGCTCTATTCTCTCATTATTAAGATTCGTCCTGGTATTAACGATTGCGCTTGTTAATTATGAGAATTCTTCCAGACTAAAGATGTCCTGAGCTGGCTCCTGCCAAATCAGGAAACTTCAAGGATGAGGTTTAGTCCTCAGTGTAGTATTACCCTAGTATGTATCTGCATTGCCCTCACTCACGGAGGGCTTTTTTTGATAAAAAAAGACCAGCTCGGACAGAACTGGCCTGGGTCTGGCAGTAATGTAACTAGCAAATCACACTACGTTCGATGTTATGTCTGTTCCCTCAGTCTTTAGCTCAAGCTCCGGGTGCCTCCCGGTGAACTCACTCCAGCAAGTAAATTCGCATAAGTCCAACATCTACTGGATGCCCCGCCGCTTAGGGGGATTAACTTGTGTGACAAAGATGTCGAATCATTTGTGCTTTTTAAAAGTAGCTGATGATAGATTTTTTAGTGTGAGTTGCATTAAATTTTTGTGCTTCAAAAAAATGATACCGAGCTGGCGTTAGATAAAACCCGAATTGAAGATAAATAGTTTTTTATTCTAATAGTTAAGATTTATCTCACCCTTTGCACTACTCTCTGAGCACCTTGAAACGATGACCCTTTTGGTCTCCCTTCCGAACTGCTGGATTTCATTTCGGAAGGGATTTTTTTCCATGACAGTTCGTCTGCCACGCTTTGTTATGCGCCAGGATGTCTTTCTTTGTCTGGCGGTCTATCACATCCCAGTCCTGCGCTGTGCCGTAAAGAGGTTTAACCCAGTCGCAAGCGGTGTCAACTATCTCAACCCTTACGGGTCCAGTCTGTGCGCAACTCGCGATCAACATCGTCATCAGGCATATGGTTAACAGTCTGCTGTACATTGCTGGCCTCTTTCGTTGCTTCTACCCGGCGCACCGCTACTGCCTCAGTGGCTGCGGCGTTCTCGTCGGTACGCTGCTTATCAGCTTTGGCTTCTGCCTTCTCTCGTCCACGCATACTGCCCAGGCCGAAAGCGCCCAGCACCATCAATACGGTGAATCCAATTGCGACCAGAATGGCTTTCAGCTTCGTCATAGGCTTACTCGCTCTCTTACCCAGCCATACACGAATGACTCGTTTGCCGGGCGCTGCTCTGCCAGCTCGAGGTATCGCTGACCCTGACTGCAGTTCAATGCACGGAGCAATACAGTTTCCCCTTCGCTTCCGCGTTTCGCCAAGAAGGATTTCAGCGCGCTGATGCTGCGTGGGCCAATCTGGCCGTCGGCAATAAGGTCTGGATAGAGCTGCTGCTGGTTGTTGAATACGTTCAGCCAGCGCTGAAACCATTTAACCTGTACCGATGGCCCCATATTCACCCCGGTATCGCAGAGTTCGGCAGCAATAGCCGGGGAGACCCTGGCCACCTGATCGAAGCGTGGACCGTACCAGTAATCAGCCTCGAGGATTGCCAGAGCCTGCTCGCGAGTCAGGTTACGCATGTCACCGGTATAGCCGTGGGCGCGCGCCGTAGCCTGAGTAACCCCCCAGTTTGTCGGTCCCCCTTTGTCATTCGGGTGATTAACGTAACCGCCCTCTTTGCCGAGGATGCCGTTAAAGATGTCGTCTTTGGTCACGCCTGACTCCTTTTGCCGGTGATATTCCCGCGGGAGATGATCATCACCACCATAAAGCCGATGTTGACCACCAGCTCTGAACGGTCGATGACGGGGTAACTGCCCACCCATATACGGATCGGGATAGAGAGGAACGCCAGAGCCAGAAAGTAAGCCAGCGTTGAGTAATACCATTTGTGACGGCTCTGGCCCCGGTTATAGCCAGCAATCAGGATCCCGGTGACCAGAGCAACAACAGCGTGCAGCTGCAGCATAATGAATGGAGTCATTGCCCCTCCTCTGCCGCCTTTTTCTCAGCACGCTTTTTAATGGCGAGGACGATGGTGATCATCGATGCAGCGGCAATCATGGCACCCAGTGATTCAGGGATGCCGGAACCCTCGGTGCCGGGGATGTATTGCCCGACAATGCTGTTGATAAATCGTGTTGCCGTCGGCGCACCCAGGATGCCTGAGATGAATGACACCACGCCAAACAGCACCCGCTCTATCGCGCTGAGATTGTGGGATGTAAGAACGTAGATGAGCGCTCCGGCCAGCGCCCCGAGTATTACGCCAGCCTCAGTGTTCGCCCAAAACCCGGCAAACGTGGCAGTCGTAACCGCTGCATGCGCCGTGGCGCTGCCGGATAGTGGTTCGGACATAGGTGTTTCCATTGTGAAAGACTCAGGCTCGCCGGATGAATTAACGACAAAACGAGTGATGGGGGTATCCGGGAGCCTGAAAATGAAAAAGGCCGCCTAAAGGCAGCCTTAAAATACGTGTATATATTTAACATGGCGGAGCAATGGGACCTTGAAGAATCTCAGCTTCGCCGTCATCGCAAATATCATAACCTTGAGTCAGTTGCCATATACCCCTGACGACTCGTCCTGTTCGGAGATCTTCCGTTTCGCCATCTGCGTAAAAGGCTACCTGAACCCTGCCATTGTGTTTTATCCAGTAAAAACCTTCTTCCATACTTTCCTCCCCTCACTATGCAGACAGTGTAGCCATTCTGATGATGAGCGAGTGTGAGGAAAACTTAATTATGAATAAAGTGATACTTTGGTCCACCATCGAGGACTCGAACCCCGAACCACAGAGGTAGAAGCTCCGTGCTCTCTCCAGTTGAGCTAATGGCGGAAAAAAGACCAGCAAAGAGTTGCTGGTCAGGGGTCATGCAGTTGTCTCTGCGTCGAGGGCGCGTCCCCGCCCAGTGTTTTAATCGTATCGAGAGCATTATCAAATGCCATCTTAAAAATAACATTCGCACCACAATAGATACCAGGCGGCAAGAGCGTAAAGATACGTCCTCGTGATAGTTAAATGTTTTTTGGTCTCTGACATGCAAACGAAAAAGCCCCACGGGGTCAACCGCAGGGCTTGAAACGAAGGCAGTAACCCATCGTTAGAGTGAAACTAACACAGATTCGGGAAAAGTAAATAGCTCGCAATAAAATAGACCGCAATTATTTAAGGCGTTATCGAGTTATCGCTTTCAGTTGTGATTCAGCCCACGCTTCTTCCATGTCAAACTTCGTGATCAGTTGGTCATAAAACGGCTTCACTGATTTCTTCCACGTATCCAGGCTAATCGCATCAGTGATTTGGCAAACAGCTGCATGAGCCTCAGTTGAGGGGATTCGTTCGTACCCACGGCCGCCGCAGCGCTTACAGTCTGCCAGCACTGGTACGCCCTGCTTATCTGTGAGCTCCTTGCTCACTGCTTTACCACGGCCATGACAATCACTGCATGCTGCGCTGACGGTACCGGCGCCATTGCATTTTTTGCAGAGAACCTTCACAGACTCTTTGACCGCAACCATCCCGGACACCTTCATCTTGCCTTCAGGCTTTCGGAACTTGTTGGTGAACACATCAGCCTCGATAAACCCAACGCCGGCGCAGCAGTCGCATTGCTTCACACTGGCGGCACTGCGGGAATAGTCCTCGAAAGCGAAGGTGGCCAGCTGGCGCATCACCAGAGGCTTTATCCCGGCGCCTAGCTTGCGAAGCGCGGCAACCTTATCGCATTTGGTCAGTGCATATTCGGCCAGCAGCGCGATCGCCCTCTCCCGGTCATTATGACTGATCCCCATCTTACCGAGGAAAGCGCTATATCCCATGGCGGCGCGTTCCTGCGTCATGCCCATGGCTGCCATGATGTCCGTACCAGTCAGAGAATCTGATGCGGTGGCGCGCGGGGAGTCGCTGATCATCGTGGACTTTGCGAAGTGGTATTTCACGGTCTTTTCGAGGTTCATGCTGCGGCTCCTGCTATCAGGTAAATGCGGATAAAGTTACGAAGGATGCGATAGTCCACCAGCACCGTTCCCGAGCGGCGATAAATGCGGAGGCGCAGCCAGCGCATGCGAAGCGATTCGATTAGGTCTTGTTTCAAGCGGCCACCTGCTGTTTTAGTTCTTTGAGTTTTGCGCGGTACTCATCGCGGATCCGGATGTAGTCGTCGCGTTTCCATTTCGGTAATACGTGCGGGCCCATCAGGGCATCAAAGCGGGCCTGGCCGATTTTGGCAATCAGCGCCGGATGGTAGGCCGTCAGGTTGCCGGAGAGGTGGTTATTACATACCGAACACTGTTTATGGCAGTTGTCTTCGTCAAAGCGCAGCTCCGGATTCGCGCCGGTCGTACGGAAATGCCCCGCATGATACTGTCCTTCGTGGTGGCGATTGCAGCTGACGCACGGCAAGTTGCGATCCCGGAACCGGATGAATTCGTTGAACGCCTGCTGGGCTTGCTTGATGAAGTAACTGAGCGGTTTGACTGCCTGGCGGCGTTTGGCCTGCTGGGCCCTCTGCGCTATCTCTTCTTCGCGCTGGCGCTTCTTCTCAACACGCAAAGCCTCAGCGCGGTTCTTAGCGGTTTGTGCTTTGGCAACGGCAGTGGCGCACTCGTAGCAGCAGACGACCTGACCATCGCGCGCCGGGTGGAACCACTGACGGCAGCTCTGGTTTGCGCATTTACGCCGGGATTTCTTTTTCAGAATGGCAGGCATTGTTGTCCACCTCCCTGGATTGCGTTTAGCTCCCTGCGATGCGCATTTAGATAGCTGTTCCAGTGAGCTTTCCGAATGATGGTAGCCTGTTCTTCCTGTAGGGCTGGTTCGCGAATGGCTTTGCCTTTACGGTTTTTGTCTTCCCGGATGACGTCACCATTTACATGCAGCGCCTGACAAAGCGGGCAATAATCGCGGGTTTCCATTCCCCCAGCTTTTCCTGAGAAGAAGATGTTGCCATGCCACGTTCCGCACTCAGCGCACATCGGCGCGTCGCAGGTGAAGATTCCTCGGGCATTGCTAAGGTGATGGTTTTCGTCCTCATCAGCATCCCAGCCGATTATCCCATCGCATAGTAGGGTTGCAGGTTTACCACAAAACAGACATTTCGCTGATTTAGCCATGATCACCCCCAGCCCTTTTGGCGAAATGTCCGCGGCGTGCGTTCCTGCCGTCTGGCTTCCGGCAACCGGGCGCTAACAGTCCAGGTGATGCAATCGGGATTCAGGCTGCGCTCAACTTCCACGCCGCGGCGCCGGTAATCCGCCAGCAGTTGTTCGGCCTGCGCCGTTGTGCATTCGGTATGTTGGAACCATGATTCTTTCATCGCCATCACCCCGCGAAACTCATGAGCTGCGCAGCGGCGTTCTCGGCCTCGCGCTGGTCCCTGAATGCTCGGGACAATATCCAGCGCCAGAGAACATCGAGTGCGGCCTTATACAGCTGCTGGAACTCGGTTTCATCCATGTTGGCGAAGGCAATGCTGCGGGGGTGCTTGCGGAGGGTGCCATCTGGCAGTTGTATGGCGTCGTAATGGCCGGATTCGATTGTTACCCAGGCGCGATAAGCGTCGAAGGACTTACAGGCGCTGATGCTCCCGGTGCGCTTGTCGGCGATGCGATCGAGATACTGTTCAGCCGCATCCAGCAGCGCGGTTTCGCTCCCGCCGAAGGATGTCAGGAATTTGGCGTAGCCAGTCACCAGCTTACGTTCGTTGGATGAGATGGCCCCGCCGGTTGGCTCCCAGTATTCGAAGCCCAGATTCAGCAGCGCGAAGAAGCGACGGTGAAAAGCCGCGTTACGGACCTGTTTGAATTCGGCAACCAGTACGGCGCCAAGCTTGATTTTTGATTGCAGTAATTCGCTGGTCTCCGGCGTTGCGGGGATCAGGATTCCAGAGGACTGCTTGATGAGTTGTAACTGCGCCATGGTGTTCACTCCGTGACGCATCGAGGTCAGGTTGCTGGTTGTTCAGGCCAGCATAATAATTATGATTGCGTACGTAGTGACAAGTCAATTTTTAGAAGTCATTTCCCTTACTACTTCCATTAAAGTTTCCTGCGACCAGTAACGTTCGTCCCTACTAAGTTTTCTATGAGTTATGGAGCTGTCGTTGGTGGATATTATATAGCGCTCTTCCGGTCCCACCTTGAAAGACAGCAACTCTCTTCCTTTCCCATCGGTTATGGTCACTCGTAGATCTGACTGAGCTACACTCTCCATATAATCCCCCTGAGCGACATACAGACGCGATTAAAGATGTCGGCAGCAGCATCAAAGGGATTCGCAATTTGCCTTATTCTGAAAATGCGCGCTACCCCTGATTACAGCCTTAACAGAACCAGTCGTCTGCACTCCCCCAGGTTTCCTGGAGTTTCTCCTCAACGGTATTCTTCGCTTCCTTTGCGCCACCGTAAAGATTCAACCCATCCATACCAGTGCGAAGAATAGTCACCGAGCAATCTTCAAACTTATTTTGTAATCGTTTGGATAGTTCTGTTTGAAGCGCCAGGAGTGCCCCTTCTGGAAGTTTTCTATTCTGATCAATGGTTAACGCGACTTTCACTTTCCCCTCCTCGTCGAAAAACTGTATATTTATACAGTTACTTTATAAACCTCTCATTTCTGGTTTGCAATAATTTCGGGACACTAAATGCGGTTTGTATCGAGGAAGATAAGGATCGCGTCGACCATGTTTTGTTAGAAATCTCAGGAAATCCATGAACACAAGTCCGCCTCGCTCCAAGCTTGGTTACTTATTAAGCAGCCCTGCCTCATTATCACCGCCAATTATAATTGTCAAGGCATAGAGGCAGCATAAAGTTTAACAATCAGCTTCCTTATTGTTAATTCCACATAATCATCTTTTTTTGCAAGTTTTATGGCATATATCCTAAAAATGATTGGCATGATTGCTTAACAGCAACAGCAGTGTTTAACTGTGCAGAATTTTTGTTATATTCGCTTACGTAAAGCAAAAAATTAAAACATGAACAGCAAAAAAGTGTCACAGAGAAAACTGCTCAGACATCATAATAATTCTTTAAAAAATCCTAGCTATTATTCAGATCTAGCAGGCGCTGACCTGCGTTTTATGGATCTCCGGAGTCTCAATTTGAAAAATATCAATTTATCCGGAAGTGACCTATCATTCAGTGATCTACGTGGGGTTGATTTCTCATTTGCCAGTCTTAAGGGCGCTAATATAAGTTATTGCAAAACAGAGGGGGCTATCTTCGATCATGCGGTTTGCACTGGCGTTGACTTCTCAGGAAGTAATATCAAAGCCGCAAGTTTTACTGGTTCATTCATGGATAATGATTACGTGCCGGAGGCTACATTGACTGCTACACCTCTTATCACTGTTTACATGCCGACATGGAATCGTGAAGCGCTGACAATACGGGCTATAAATTCTGTCATTAGACAAGATTATGTTCATTGGGAACTTATAATTGTTGATGATTTTTCCTCTTCTTTTGAGACGCTGCAGTCATTTGTTGCTGAACTTAAAGATCCACGTATAACCTATATTCGTAATGAATTTAATTCGGGTGCCTGCGCTGTCCGAAATCAGGCTATAAAAATGGCCAAAGGCTATCTGATTACCGGCTTGGATGATGATGACGAATGGCTACCTACCCGTCTGTCGTCGTTTGTTGCCTATCAGTACAAGCTTGAGACTCACGCATTTTTGTATGCAAATGATTACCTATGTGATAGCAATAGTTATCAAAATTTATGCGAATTGAAAGATTACCCTAAACCCGCATACAAAAAGAGTCTGTTTGACAAAAGAAATATAATAGGTAATCAGATGCTGACATTAACCGACAGACTGCGTAAAACGTTGTTTGATGAGCATTTAAGCGCAGCGCAGGATTATGATGCTTTTTATCGACTGGCTGAAACATATGGCGACCCATTCAAACTGGATGACATTACTCAAGTACTTTATGTAAATCATGGGGAAGTTCGAATCACATGCTCGGGTAGAAAGTTCGCAGGCTATCTGGATTTCTATCGTAAACATAAGTCTAAATTAGATGCTTCCAGTAGAAAATATCAACTCTTTACTCTGTACTATATCCGCAATAAAAGCATGAGTTCGCGAACGATGATGAAACTGATGACACTTCGCAATCTTAAAAGATATCTGATGATGTATTCTACTTTTAGAAACAGAAAGTTCTGAATGTTTGATAAAAATATCGTTTCCTCCCCCGATTCAAACGGACAAAGCGCTATAATATAGCCGCGACTTCGCGGCAGCATTTTAGTCAATCATGTCGCATTCTTAATTACGCAAAGTTCTGGCAGGTTGGTCCTGACTAGCGCTTCTGCAAACGGCGGTGGTACCGCGTTGCCACACCGGGCCACTTGCTTGTCCTTCGCGTACTTCACTCCGCGATAGTCTTGGTCGATGATGTACCAGTCCGGGAAACCTTGCGCCCGGTAAAGCTCGTGTGGCTGGAGCATACGCATGCCGATAACAACGATGCGATAAACAACGCCGTCAACCATAATCAGCCGTCGCGGTCCTCAAAGCCATACTGCCACAGGTTACCAGTTGTTCAGACTGGCAACTAGGTTATGGCGGGTTGATTATGGAAAATCAAAGTTATTCATCAGGTAAGTCAACGACCAATTCACCTTTAACTTTTTTAATCGGAAGTGGTCCAGATGATGAGTAAATGCCGGGATCTATTTCTGAAATAAAACCATACACTCCTTCGTGATCAGGGCTCTCCCTAACCTCACATTGTCCGCATCCAACCTCTTTACCATTACGTCTAAAGCTAACTCTTTGCATATGGCTTCCCATTGAAACCTCACTGAGCTCGGGTTACTTTTTCGCGTTCTGATCTGCCATCTCAACATAACGAGGATCTGATGGCTTCGGTAAAGTTATTGACGCTTCCCGATAAAACTTCAACCTCTGCAAAAAATAATCTCGTAAATTATCTGGCTGCTCGCGCATCACCACCTCGGCTATGACCGGCATGTTAAGGCGCGCTTTGTACGCAACTCCAGAAGCGGCAAGGTCAACGTTAACCTTGTCGCGATCTTCCTGCGACTTTGCCGCGATGTTTTCGGAGATCATGAATCACCTTTTTCTGGTTTTATTAGGTATCGAGTAAGCCGTTTTAGTCCCGGGGTTCGTGACGACAAATCCAGGTTGAATATAACGGAGAAATATTTCCATGTTCCCCTGGGTTGAACTCACTGGAATGGACTTTCTTTCGATATCTATCTTCCAGCGCTTAAGCAGCGCCTTAGCCTTTTTTTCTTTGAGTGGAATATTGCGTTCTTTCGCAACAGCAATTAGCTGCTCAACTGTTGGAAGTTTCATATGGGCTGGGCTTGTCATTTTGTATAACCACCTGTTGAGGGCCGTGATTTTATCATAGCCCTCTTCAAATGTTTTAGTACTTGGCCAGTGTCATCTTAACTTCTGAATATCATCGCCCTAGCTGCGGTACTGCTGCGAGCATGGCCTTGTAAACGGCGTTGCCAGTCCAGAGCTTGTTGATTGGAGTAGTTTCAAATCGAATTGCGCTGGCGGCCGCTGACTGCATCTCCACTGTCGGCTCCACCGGCACCAGTGCGTAACCATCCGGAATCGCCGGAGAGTTGCCAGCGGCACCCTGAAGCATGGCGGCGCGGCAGGCGTCATACGCTTCTTTCATGGCATCACGCACCCAGCCGACGGGCTTCTGGCCAGTACGTTCACACCATTCCTCGAATGTGGGCACAGATACCTGCGCTGGCGGGGCGGTGTACAGAGGGATGATGTTCCGGGCCTGGCCTTCCTCGATAGCCCATTCTGGAGGTGCTTCCCGTTCAATGATGCGATTAAAATCCTGCGGCCCCTCGCAGGTGATGTATGACGCCCATTCGTAGTCCCACGCCACCGGCTCAGCCGTCAGCGATGCCAGCGCCAGTTTCATCGCCGACAGCGCCATGGCCGCATCTTCGTTTACCGCTCCGGGAATAGCATCTCGCTCTTCTTCAAGCTCTGCGATTGTCTGCTGTAGCCACTCTTTGGTTAATGTCATGGGTTAGTCCTCGCCTGATACTGTTCGAACCAGAAAACCACCGGGTCTGGCTTCATCTCAACCAGCCCCATTCGCACCAGGGCTTTACCTTTACCTGACCTGAGAAACTCACGGCGGCCATCTTCGATAATTCGGCGGTAATCGTCCAGGCTACTGCAGTGCTTATGCAGATTGCATGGATGGCAGGCAGGAACCATGTTGTCGATTTCGTCTCGTTCCTGATGAAGCATTTGCCCATTAAAACGAATTACCGGCTTAACATGGTCAGCATGCCATTTATCGCTCAGCTCACATCCACAATAGGCGCAGCGGCCCCCGAACTTTTCTCGAAGTTCGGCGCGCTGCTTTTTGGTCAGAGCCATATCACCCCTCCCCGTTGATGCGGATGCCAGCGGCGCGGATTGCTTTCTTCACGAGCCGCTTATCAAGCACAGGAACATCGCGAGATAAATCATCATGCTCGTACCAGAATGTCGGAGGAAGCGTCACCTCCCGAGCCTCCAGTTCAGTGATCCGCTTGTCTTTGGCTTCCAGCTCATCCAGCAGCGCCAGAACTCTCTCAGCCGTGAATGTTTTCCAAAAGTCATGCACTGACTTCCATTCCTGATTAGCCGGGTCAACAACTTCGCCGAATATACCAACTGCATGCCATAAGGGGGCTGATGTCGCAGCTGAGGCAATATCTCGCAGTTCTTGCGCCTGTTTATTGGTCATTGGGCTGCTCCTTTGCGAGGTTGGGCGGCGAACTCGCAGATTGTCGCGCATCCTTCCTCTGGATAATCAGCTGTTGCGATGTGCAGGCCATGCACCTTCTTACCATCGCCGTAATCGACTTCCCCGACAAACAACGTGCCATCAGTGAATTCACCAAATTGATGGCCCCCATCGCCGCAGTGGAAACAAATTCCCTCCATAGCTTCGGATGACAGGTGCATTTCCTGCGGAACAAGCACGTAACCTTCAGGAATGGCGCTGGCCCGCACTTCAGCCAGGAAGGCGTCGGTGGCCGGGGTTTCTGGCACGGCCGGGATTTTATCTTCTGCATCTGCCCATGCGTTCCAGTGTTCTACTGCGGGCGCATGATTGACGGTGCACTCTTTCAGCCCCGCATTCTCAGCCGCCAGCGCATCGCGCTGCTTTGTCATCTCGCGCAGCGCCGCGGTGGTGCAGTCCAGCCGTTCGGCCAGACGGGAAACAATTTTCGCCATATCGATGATTGGCGTATCGCTGCTCATTGCCTTCGCAAACTGATGACCAACAGCCACCAGCTCTTTGTTATTCAGTGAATCGTTCATTTTGATGCTCCCCGATGCGTATAGCGTTCCAGGTCGAAGTCGATAACTGCGCGTTCGTCGCGGAAGATGCCGCAGCGTCCATGGCGGACTAGTGAGCCCTGTTTTATGGCAACCCGGATGTACTTCTCGGCGGTGGTGCGATGCAGCCCGAACATCTCCACGATGTCTTTGGTCGTCGCGTGGCCATACTTTTTCACCATCTCGATGATCCAGGCGATAAACAGCGCGCGTTCCTGATGGGTCTTAGGCCTTGCCATTTTCGACCTCCGGGTTTACCAGTTGCTGCACGAGGTGCTTATGGCGGCCAACAACTCGCACGGCGTCGCGCAATCTCTCCAGGTTCGCCAGCTTGCTCTTCGCGCGCCGAATTTCGCGGGAGATAACCCGGACCGTCGGAATGGCCACGGACACGTCGCGCCCTTCGGTGAACGAGGGGATCTCGCTGACAATCTGCGCAACGTCCTTCGGTTGAACCTGTTCGGCTACTTCAGGTAATGCAATTTCTGCTGGCGCAGCTGGTTCTTCAGCGGTTTCCGTTGTTGTCGCCAGTAGTGACCAGGTGACACCTTTTCCCTGCCCGTTCTTCACCACGATGCCCTGGCGCTCCAGCGCGCGCATTGCTGAGGTCATGCCGCGACCGTTGCGGTTCACCGCTGCTGCCAGCGATACGGTATCCATGGCGCCGTTCTTCGCCAGGAGTTGCTTAATCACCGCCGGGTCTACGGGCTCTGGCGCTTCGCCATGCAGTGCAGGCTTTGCCGGTGGCACGCAAGCAACTCGTTTCGCATCCCTTGCGGAACCAAGGAACCAGCCGCCATCGGAGAAATCACAAAGACCCTGATCGCGCTGTTCACGCAGCATGTTCAGTGCTTCGACAGGCTCAATATCCAGACGAGCGGCCAATTCGCGGTATGTCGCCCGGCCCATTTTTCCCAGTGCTTGGATTACGGTTTCCATAGTTTTCCCCTTTGAATTACTTAACCGGACGCAGGTGCGACACGTTCTTGCGGTAGCTTTCCCAGTCGAAATTGACCCAGATACCACCGTCCATCTGAAGACGATCCATGACGCGAGCGCCCAGAGTGGCCACCAGTTCGCCATGATTCAGGTTGGTCAGGATGCCGACCGGGCGCATCGAGGAGAGTCGGCGGTCGATTACCTGGTTGATGATGACCTTCTCCCCGCTCGAACCGCGCTGGATACCAACCTCGTCCAGCACCAGGAGATCGACGTTGCACAGGTCGTTCAGCAATGACGATTCGGACTGCCCCTCGTCGTAGCACTCACGAACGCGGAGCATCAGATCAGGGATGGTCACCACCAGAACGGAATGGCCAGCCGCCAGCAGGTGGTTACCGATCGCCGCTGCCAGATGGTTTTTCCCGGTACCCGGTGCGCCGCTGAAGACGAAGCTCGCGAATCCGCCGCCGAAGTTTTGCGCGTAGCTTTTCGCCATGCTGTATGCCTGCCGCTGCTCTGGACCAGTGACTTCGTAGTTCGCGAACGAGCAGCTGCGGTGCAGAGCCTGTATGCCGGCACGACCGAAAATCTTCTCAGAGCGGGCCCGCTGGTTTTGCTTCTCGATTTGCAGACAATGTTTACGGCCCTCTTCCTGCTGCCATGCCTGCCACTCTGCGACGCTGTTGAATTTCGGCTGCACGCTGGCCGGAATAATCTTCTTCAGGCGCTCAAGGGCGCTACCTGTACCGATGACATTTTTCATTCTGCACCTCTGAAGCCTGTAGGGATCTTGTTGTCAGGACGTGAGATCCGATTCACGTCCCGGACTTCCTTGCGGCTGCTGAGACCGAATTTCGGTTTGAACAGGCCCTGATATCCGTTGGCTATGCTCGCGTTGATGACGGCTACCGGATCGTGGCCTTCGTCCAGGCACTCTTTCAGCAAGTTGAATGCCTTGGTCACGGTCATCTCAGTTTTGATTGGCTTCCCAGCCTGGCGGCGATAAGCGACCCATTCGCTCCATGATTCGGCATTAAGCCATTCAGGAACCTGGATACTCAGCGGATCAAACTTCACCTTCCCCTTTGGGGGATTAGAGGGGGTTAGATCTGTATTTATATTTGTCTTTGGAAGAATGTCTTTGGTGTTCCCTGTTTTCGGGGATACCTTTCCCTGTTTCCGGGGATAACCATCCCCGTTTTCAGGGATGGTTTGAGTGGTATTTTTGCCATCCCCGTTTTCAGGGATAGCTGTCCCTGTTTTCGGGGATAACCATCCCTGTTTCTGGGGACTGCAAAGACTAACTTCAGGAAGAGAGAGAACCCATGTGACAGCTTCAGCAGCAGGGAAAATCACTGGGCATCTCGTACAATTCGGCTTTGTGTAAGCCCATTTATCCAGGTTGGTATTAATCCCGATGTATCTGGTTTGCCCAATACGGCGCAGGATGATGATGTTCCGATAGGCAAGGCTCAGCACCGCTTCTGAAACATGCTTTACCTTCAGCGTCGTTTTGTCGGCAATGAGACTGTTAGCGATCCGGTCTGATTTTTTGGACCAGCCATAAGTCAGCCGAACGATGGCATTCAGTACCCGGAACTCACGCCCGGATAGCTCAACGATACACAGGGCATCCTGGATCTGATTGGCTAAACGGAGATAGCCATTTTCCAGATCAGCCATGCGGCTCTCCTGTTGCTCCTGCTTTGGAACGGGGAATTTGATAACTTCAGCGGTATTTGACATACTTATCTCCGCAATTACCTACCGGTTTTGCACCAGAAAGCCGTTGGTGTTCGCGCACTACGGCTTTCGCCATTTTTGAGCCCTTCATAGCGCACCACCCAGCATGGTTGTCACCATCGCCATAATGGGCGCCACAGAGTCCGGCCCGTCCAAGTAGAGCTTGGCTACGATACTCTCGCTGATCTCCTTTAGGCGTTCGTGTCTGGGAGCCCTGAGAACAACAGCCTGGATAGCTTCTGCATCCTCTTTCACCGACCTGGCGATGCGAACTGCGAAGCAGTCGTGTTTAACCACACGATCTCGATACGCCAGCGGCAGAACAGAAATAATCACCGGGGCCAGCTGTTCGACGTTCGACCGGTATGCAGGCGATTTTTCGTGGTTGTCGAGCCACCGGAATAACTTCACATTCCATACGTCAGCGTTCCCGCTCATGTCGATGCTGGTCAACGCCGCTTCTTCTGCCGCCTCTTTGATTATCATTGCCACCGCAACGCGTCCCTCAGCCGCCGCCCATGCGCGAACAGCAGAGCAAATGGCACGATGATCAGCTGGCTGGCTGTCAGGCTCACTCAGCTGATACTGGAATTTCAGGCGCTCTGATGGCGCTCTGTTATTCTGTTGAAAAGAAAGTGTTTGCATTGTTAGTGCTCCTACTTTGGTAATCCGTCAGTGGGGTTTGGGTAGATGTCATTTCGCATCTGATGAGGCGTGATACTCCACCCAAGCACTTTGCATAATGGGATGACTCGGTTTGCAGGAACCTGGCCACTCAACCAAAGACTCACGGTTTGAGGTTTGGTACCAAGCGCAATGGCAATATCTGTTTGGCTCATCTGTGTGCAGATCAAACGCTTTAATTCGGGGGTCATATGCTCTCCTTTTCGCTTCAAGGAAAACTATACATACAAGCTTCAAGTATTTCTAGTTTTTCTTGAACAAGTCTTGAAGTGATGTTTTCAAGGTAGGTTTGTAAAATGGACTGTATGAAAGAAGAAAATAAGAACTTCGCCTTCCGCATTAACCAAGTACTTGCGCAGACTGGCTGGAACCTTTCAGAGCTGGCCCGGAGAGTCATGGTTAGCCCTCAAGCAACTCATCAATGGTCCAAAGGCGATACAACAGCCAGAGGCGAGCGACTCAAGCGTTTATCAGCTGCCACAGGCAAGCCTGGGCATTGGTTCTTTCTCCCTCCGGGTGAAGAACCTACCGAAGATGAGCTGGAGGAATTGGCGCGCGCCACACCACTGGATGACAAAGAGCAGGCCTTATTGGCTCTCTTCAACCAGATGCCTGAAGCAGAAAAAAATCGGCTAATCGTTCACGCGAAGGGAGTTTTAAAGGAACTCGACCTTCTAAAAGGCGATGTAGCGGACATCATCAAGAACATTTCCAACTAAAAATAATTTAACGCAATCACATTTGCGTCTCTTCCCACACCCTCAATTTAAAGTTTTTCTATAAATTACCTTTACAGCTTCTAGATAAACTTGTAATGTTTCTACATCGACAACACGCGCACCGTTGTCAGGTTAAAGAAACGTTCCGCCAGCCTGGCGACAAGGGCAAACAAGAGGGAATCATCATGGTTCATCAGCACTATGGCACCCAGACGGTCAACCGCGGCGCAGTTCTGCCCGGCATGCTCGTAAAGCACAAAGACAGCACCTGGACGGCATCCGCCAACAAGCGCGGCAAACTATATCTGCATCGCGGTATTGAACGCACCTACACCAAGGAGTTGTTGGTTGAGGTCTATTTAAACGGCGTGGGGAATGGCCTGAGCCATTAACGGGGGGAGTCATGAAAGAGAAGAAGTGCGATTACTGCCACAAACCGGTAGAGCAAGGGAAGGAAGTTAAAAACGAATTGCTCTTCATCCGCGGCGCCCAGCTGGCGCGCGAACAACGTAACTACTGCTCTGTACGTTGCGCTTCATACGACCAGATGGCACACGAAGCATAACGTAAAAGCCGCGCAAGGCGGCCTGTACGCCCGGTGACACCGACCAAAGTTGCACCGGAAAACTACCTAACCCAAAAACACACCCAATGGGCGCTATCTCTGGCCCGGGGATCTTACATCCAAAAATGAGGATCTGACATGGAATTTTTCCATCTGCTTAAAGCCAGTCAGAAGTCTGGAAAGAAAGATGCGGTGATTTGGTTCACTGCGAAAACTGCAGCGCGCGCAAACCTGCAGCTTGATGTCGAACTGGAAGACGCTGGCATCGAAACCGGCCGTGGTAAAGATTACGCCAAGCCGATCCGTACCGACATGCCTGTTGTTAATGACCTGCCGGAAGAAGGCGTGATTGATTACACCTGGTGCGAGCGCTACGCCCTGGCTGAAGACGGCCGCACCTGGAATGTGATCCCGGGTGCCGCATCTCAGAGCGAAACCACTATCGCCCTGGACAGCGCCACCAGCGAAGAGAATCAGCCGGCCGCGGCTGTAACTGCTCCTGATACCGCAAATGTGGGCACCACCTCCCTGCTTGAAAATCGCACCCCGGCTGTCCGCTTCGCCGTCCATCTGTTGGGTGATAAGTATCTTTCGGAGATTAGCCAGGAGCAGCAGATCGTTGCCACCGAACTGGCGAACGATGAGGGTAATGCTTACTTCCAAATCCTGATGCAGGCAAAAAATGATGTTGCTGATATTGGCGATCTCAGCCTGCATGCCGAATGGAAACTGGTTCAGGCCGTCAAAGACGTTTTCTCTCAGGGAAAAGAACACGAACCCGCAATGCTGGCCACCTTCATGTCTGGGTGGATTAAGGCCGATGATCGCAATCAGCTGGTTGAGGACTGGAAGAATGGCAAATCCCCTTTGCTCAAAGCAAGTGTTGAAACTGATGTTGCTGACAACATTGCGTTAGTCGATCAAGGTCTGGTGATCGACGAGCATGACGACGAAGACACCCGCTACCCCGTTGTGCAGATGCCCTTCCGCAAACAGCTGCTCGCCCAGTTCACTGCTGACGAACTGCGCCACCACGTAACTCGTGAGGAGTTCGCAGCTCTCGGCGTGCTGGAAATGGATACCGATAACTCCTACGTCCAGAACCTTCTCCTGGCCGCAGAGAGCTGCCCGGAATTAAAAAGCTACGATACTAAAGACCTGTGGCGCTACACCGAAGCCATTCGCAAGGTATTCAGCCAGGATAAGCGTCACGAGCTGGCTCTGGTACTCCGTTTCACCAGAATATGGGCTGCAACTGATTACATTAACCGCGGTATCCTGGCGCGCGAATGGGCTGCCGGCAACCGTATCAGTGATGTGCAGCGCACTGACACAGGAACCAATGCAGACGGCGGCTTTATCACCGACCGCGGTGAAGGTGCCCATCACACCCTGGATACTCTGGATCTGGAAATCGCCTGTGCCCTACTTCCGATGGACTTTAACCACCTCGAAATCCCGGGCAGCATTCACCGCCGCGCCAAAGATATTGTTGCCAGCAAAGAGCAGCCCTGGAAGTCCTGGAGCGCGATCCTTCGCAATCAGCCTGGCATTCTGTCGGTAAACCGTGCAGCCATCTTCAACCTGGTACGCATCGCACCGGAGAACATCCACCTGACGCCTGTTGCTCACCTGGAGTTCATTAACCAGACGATGACGGCTGAATTCAATGCTGCAACTGAGTTGGTAACTGTGCCTGCGCCAGCTGCTGAGCAACACGTATTGCCAAAATGGGTAGAAGCAGGTGAGCAAAAACTCGCTGATGAAGATGAAGCAGAAACGCAGAACCTTCCTAAGTGGGCAGGCTCCACCGCCAGCCAACCGCAGGTCGCCAACCTCGGCGGCGGCATGTTCTCCATTGATGGCCTGATGGGTGGAAATACTGACCCGGTCATCAATAACACCTCAAATGAAGTCGAAAAAACGGAAACAGTAACGGAGACCACCAGCAATGTGCAGATGGAAGAGGCTCAGTCAGAGAAAGTCGAAGTTACTGGTGCGGTATCACCAGGCGAAAGCGCTGATGCAATTGATCCGCAAGCAGATGCCCTGAATCCGGCTGAGATTCTGGCCGCCGCAGCACCGACCCTGGCCAACCAGAAACAGGCCGATGTGAACCAAAATGCGGAATATGCGCATCAGGATGACGATTCTGCGCATCAAAACACACCAGAAGTGAATCAGATCGAGCCAGAAGCACATCAGGCCGAACCAGTTGCCGAATACCCAGCGTACTTCGAACCTGGCCGGTATGAAAACTTGCCAAATGACGTGTATCACGCAGCGAACGGGATCAGCAGCACCCAGGTGAAGGATGCTCGTGTCAGCCTGATGTACTTCAATGCGCGCCACGTCGCCAAAACCATTCCGCGTGAAGGTTCCAAAGTGCTGGATATGGGTAACTTGGTGCATGCGCTGGCGCTGCAGCCGGAAAACCTCCATGAAGAGTTCAGCGTAGAGCCAGTGATCCCGGAGGGGGCATTTACCACCGCGGCGACCCTGCGCGCTTTTATCGATGAGTACAACGCCACCCTGCCGGCGCTGCTAAGCGCTGACGACATCAAAGCACTACTGGAAGAGTACAACAGCTCCCTGACCGCACAACTGCCGCTTGGCGCTGGCCTGGAAGAAACTGGACAGAGCTACATGGCCTTGCCTGCCGAGTTCCAGCGCATTGAAGACGGTCAGAAGCAAACCGCCGCGGCGATGAAAGCCTGCATCAAAGAGTACAACGCCACTCTGCCAGCGCAGATTAAAACCAGCGGCAGCCGAGATGCGCTCCTCGAGCAGCTGGCGATCATCAATCCTGACCTGGTGGCGCAGGAAGCACAGAAACCGGCACCGCTGAAAGTGTCCGGCACCAAAGCGGAAATGATCCAGGCAGTGAAGTCCGTTAAGCCGGATGCGGTATTTGCTGACGAACTGCTGGATGCGTGGCGCGAGAACCCGGGCGACAAAATTTTGGTTACCCAGCAACAGATGCAAACGGCACTGGCCATTCAGAAAGCCCTTTACGAGCACCCGACCGCCGGCAAGCTGCTGCTGCACCCTGATCGCGCTGTTGAGACGAGCTATTTCGGTATCGATGAGGAGACCGGGCTGGAAATCCGCGTGCGTCCGGATCTGGAAATCGACATCGACGCCGTACGCATCGGTGCCGACCTGAAAACCATCAGCATGTGGAATGTGAAGCAGTCCGGCCTGCGTGCCCGTCTGCACCGCGAAATCATCGACCGCGATTATCACCTCAGCGCGGCCATGTATATGAACACCGCGGCGCTGGATCAGTTCTTCTGGATTTTCGTTAACAAAGACGAGGGTTATCACTGGATCGCCATCGTTGAGGCCAGCGAAGAACTGATTGAGCTGGGCATGCTCGAGTATCGCCAGACGATGAACCGCATCGCTGACGCTTTCGACACTGGCGTGTGGCCAGCGCCGATCACCGAAGACTATACCGACGAACTGAACGACTTCGACCTGCGCCGCCTTGAAGCGCTGCGCACTCAGGCATAAGGGGAATGACGATGGAAAACACAAATATCGTAAGCGCTGAACAGCAGACTCCAAACACGATCTCAGCCAGCAATGCCATTTTCAATGTGCAGGCATTAACCCAGCTTCAGGCTGTCGCCGGATTGATGGCGCAAGCAGCCGTAACGGTGCCTGAGCACCTCCGCGGCAATCCTGCCGACTGCATGGCTATCATCATGCAGGCCATGCAGTGGGGCATGAACCCTTACGCCGTGGCGCAGAAAACGCACCTGGTCAACGGTGTGTTGGGCTACGAAGCGCAGCTGGTAAACGCGGTGATCTCCAGCTCCAACGCCATCGTTGGGCGCTTTCACTATGAGTACGAAGGTGACTGGTCGAAATGCGCCAGCAGCCGCGAGGAGATTGTTAAGAAGCCAGCGAAAGGCGGTGGTACGTACGACAAAAAAGAAATGGTCCGCGGCTGGACCAGTACTGACGAGCAAGGCCTGTCTGTACGTGTGGGGGCAGTAATTCGCGGTGAGAGTGAGATCACCTGGGGTGAACCAGTGTTCCTGTCCAGTGTAATCACACGCAACTCACCACTCTGGGTATCGAACCCGAAACAGCAGATCGCATATCTGGCCCTCAAATACTGGGCGCGCCTGTACTGCCCTGCAGTCGTTCTGGGCGTGTACACCCCAGATGAGGTGGAACCGCGCGCCGAGAAAGAGATTAACCCGGCCCCCGCCCAGCGCGTAAGCCTGGCTGATATCAAAGGTGACAGCGTAACAACCACCCACAGCGCACAAGAACCAGCGGCAAATATAGATGGTATGGCCGATGAGTTCCGGGATCGCATTGAGGCAGCGCAGGCAGTAGATAACGCCAAAGCAGTTCGGGCAGACATCGAAAGTGCCAAGAGCACTCTGGGCTCCGCCCTGTACACCGAGCTGAAAAACAAGGCCGTGAGGCGTTATCACCTGGTGGATGCGCGCAACAAGGTTGAGGCGGCGATTAACTCTCTGCCGCAGCCCGGCGGACCGGATGGTGCCGAGCGCTTCGAAGAAGCTGAACGCGTGCTGGCGTCGGCAAAACGTCACCTGGGCGACGAGTTGCACGATAAGTTCAGCATCACCCTGGCAGATATGAAACCGGAATACGTGGCCTAAGGGAGGCGGGAGGGTTCGCCCTCCCGGTAATGACATGACGAAAGTTACAGAACGCGGAATGATTTTTAACGGCGAGATGGTGCGGGCGATCCTGGAAGACCGGAAGACGCAGACCCGGCGAATCATCCAGTCTGCTGCCAAAAATATGCAGGCGCTCGGTCACGAAGTAATCACTCACCGTGCACCTGGCGACAAGTGGTATGGAGACCACGTTTATTCCATGCGGGATCGTAGCGGTGTATGGCAGGACTTCACCAACGAGGAGTTTCTGGCTAAATGTCCGTTCGGCCTGACTGGCGATCGCATCTGGGTGCGGGAGACGTGGGCAGAAGCTGGTGCCGGAGCGCCGGATCTCAAGCTCTACCGGGCGAACTACCCTGCGCATGTGCCTTCGCATTACGAGAACGTGCCGCCGGCTGAGGATGTGCGCTGGACCCCATCCATCCACATGCCGCGCTGGGCCAGCCGCATTCTTCTGGAGATAACTAATGTGCGCGTTGAGCGGCTGAACGATATCAACGACACAGACGCGAAATCCGAAGGCGTACTGGCGGATGATCTTTCCCCTGCTCGCTATGTATTCGGCAGCCTCTGGCAGTCCATTTACGGCGCGGACAACCCGCAAAGTTGGCAGGCCAACCCATGGGTCTGGGTGATCGAGTTTAAGCGTATCGAAGGAGATGGCCATGCGACTGATTAATCGCGGAAGTCAGCAATCGCCGTTAGCGCGCCGGGCTTGCGATCTTGCTCTGGCTGCCCACGCAGAACGTTACGGCGACTACGGACGCAGCAAAATGAAAGAGACGTATACGGTGAGGGTAGAAGGCGTGAAGGTCTGGGTGGAGGTGGTTAACCGAAAGGCGAGCTATGTGGCCACAGCGATGACCGGCATGCGCCGCTTGCGATCCTTACCCGGGCAGATCGCCTGATATTGAAATATCACCCTACTGGGCTTTGATGGCTCATATTAATCAAACTGGAGGTTTTAATGGGACAGCTCGTTAGCCTGGAGGACTGGGCATCCGGTCCGAACGGCTTTAAGCAACCACCATCCAGAGCGTCGCTGCACAGGATTGCAAAAACTGGACAAACAATCCCCAGGGCGCTGAAACAAGGCCGGCGGTGGGTTATCGATGAAGAAGCCAAATTTGTTGGTTTACTCGCATCGCCAGCCATACCACCACGCCTACCGAAAGCGGTGAATACGCTTATGGAGCGAGTAATTAATGGCAGCCAGACCACGTAATCACAGGGTTGATATCCCAAATCTCTACTGCAAACTGGATAAGCGCAACAGTAAAACCTACTGGCAATACCGACACCCTTTAACCGGTCAATTTGTCGGTTTCGGTACCGATCAGGAGGCGGCCAGATTGGCCGCTACTGAGTTAAACAGGCTACTGGCGCAGCAGGAAGCTGCCCAGTCGTTCGCCCTGATAGATATGGTCAGCCATAAAAAGGTTAACTCAAAAAAATCGATACGGATGCGTTTATGGATCGAGAGGTATTTGAAACTCCAAGAGGAACGACTCAGCAATAAAGAGATAAAAATTAATACGCTTAAATCCAGAAGATCCTGCACCAAAGTGCTGGCTGAAAGAATGCCAGACATTGGCATTCAGGAGGTCACAACGAAAATGTTAACGGCTATTACTGACGAATATAAATCCAGAGGAAAAGCGCGCATGGCGCAAACGCTCAGAAGTGTCTGGATTGATTTGTTCAAAGAAGCTCAGCACGCTGGTGAAGTCGAGCCCGGTTATAACCCTGCGTTGGCCACAAGAAAAGTCGTTGTTCGGGTAAGTCGGTCTCGACTGAACCTTGAGATGTGGAAAGCGATATTTGAAGCAGCCGGCAATTTGGCGCCCTATGTTCAAAACTCTATGCTCCTGGCAATTGTTACCGGGCAACGTCGCGGTGATATAGCCAAAATGAAGTTCTCTAACGTCTGGGACGGTCATCTCCACGTTGAACAGCAAAAGACGGGGATGAAACTGGCTATACCCCTCACTTTACGCTGCGAGATGTTGGATATCACTCTGGCACAGGTAATCAAGCGATGTAGGGATCGGGTCGTAAGCCCCTGGCTTCTTCATCATGTGACATCAAGCGGAAATGTGAAGGCAGGTGATCAGGTTGGCGAGAACAGTCTTAGTGTCTCCTTCAAGGTCGCGATCGATAGCACTGGCATTTCTGTGGATGGCGGAAAAACCATGCCAACATTTCACGAACAGCGCTCTCTATCGGAGCGTCTGTATGAAGAGCAAGGCATCAATACTCAGCAGCTCCTGGGTCACACATCAGACAGGATGACAGCGCAGTATCATAACGATCGCGGTCTCGACTGGGTGAAAGTGAAGGTGTAG